AGTTAGCATCTAACAGGCTTAGCAAGCGTCTTAGTTAGCATCTAACAGGCTTAGCAAGCGTCTTAGTTAGCATCTAACAGGCTTAGCAAGCGTCTTAGTTAGCATCTAACAGGCTTAGCAAGCGTCTTAGTTAGCATCTAACAGGCTTAGCAAGCGTCTTAGTTAGCATCTAACAGGCTTAGCAAGCGTCTTAGTTAGCATCTAACAGGCTTAGCAAGCGTCTTAGTTAGCATCTAAAACGCCAAAAGGCAGAAAATGGGACCTGAAAAGGCGGTGTTTTTGGGGGGGCTGCCTAGCCTGAAACCCGCGTTCTAGAGCTGTTCCAGGCGGAATAGGCAGAAAAGCAACGATTTCTACGTACTCTGCACTTCTCAGGCGCTTAGATGGTAACTAAACGGAGTAGGTAGGCGTTAGTGTTGGCTTAGCTGTTTAGCGTGTGGGCGCCTAGCTCTTAGTTACCATCTAAAGCGGTCGCGCGCGTGTATATGCTGTTAAATCTATTGCTTTTATTACCTAAATGGATAGAACCCAGTAATGGCGCGGTCTGCGTGGCAGTCAACCAACAAAAAACATTGGATTTTAGAGCTGAAAATCTGTCTTTTTGCGTTTTAGATGCTAACTAAGGGCGCTTATACGCTAATTCTGCACGGCTAGGCCATTACTACCTACTCCGTTTTGTCGTAGCAACGCGCTTAGTTAGCATCTAAGCCTTCTTAGTTAGCATCTAAGCCTTCTTAGTTAGCATCTAAGCCTTCTTAGTTAGCATCTAACGGTTAACCCTTGTGGCTTAGCTTACGGCGTAGCCTTGCCCGTAATTTAGCATGGCGCTAATTAGCTACGCGCTAGGCGCTAAGCCTTAACAGCTAACTCCCCAGGTTAACCCCTAGCTAATTAGCTAAGCCCTAAGGGCTAGTCGCTATGCGTCAAGCTACGCCGGAGTTAGCAGGCTGGGCTGGCGGAATAGTTAAGGGCTAACGTCCCTTGGCCCAGAGCGAGGGGGGTTGGGGGGAGCGCGCGGAGGCGTGGGGGTGCATTATCCCCACCCCTCACAACACAGCACCTAATTTACGAGTGTAGTATGTAGCACTAAAATTACACATACAAAACACATGCCACAAAATTACCCAAAAATTTTACTAGCCTAATTTTTAGCAACATGCTACGCACCGTCCACAGTCCTAGGACAACGGACAACACCGGTGTGCCGCTAACGCCGCCACAAAATAACTCCGCCATCCGCTTGACACTACTCCGCCGCCGACCTACAGTTCGCCTACCTTCTGGGTGATACCTCTCCGGGTGTCGTTCCCCGGCTGCTGTGGCGGTTAGCCGGGGAACACTTATTCGCATACGGCTTGCCCGCAAGGGGTATCCCGAAAACGGTGTGCCAGTCGTGACCCGACAGCGCTTCAAACGATACGAGTCGCCAAGCCGTAGCCGAATAAGTAAAAGCCCGCCAAGCATTGATGGCGATGCAGCCGACTTGTAATCGGCAGAGCGGCGTTCAACTCGTCGGGTGGGCACCATGATCCGTAAACGCGATGGCAAGTTCCAAGTGACCGACCACACTGGCACCAAGGTGCTCGGGGTCCACACGTCCAAGTCCGACGCCCTGGCCCAGCTCCGCGCCATCGAGCTGAGCAAAAAGCAGGCCGCCAAGTGACCGACGACTACCAAGGGTTCTAACACCCGCTTGCCTCCCCCGCCACATATCGCTATCCTCACGCGAACTGCGCACCGCGCACTCCACATCCGAGGGTACACCGATGAGCCTCCCCAAAGATAACAACGGCAGCGTTGGCCAGGTGGGACGCCTCGGCGCCAGTACCAACCTGTCAACTTCAACCAGCAGCATCGCCATGGCAGTACAAAACAACAACTGCTGGGCCGTGCGCATGGTTGCGAATGTTGATACACGCATTGTCATCAGCGCCGGATCACCTACCGCGACGGCTACAAGCGCGCTGCTTATCGCCGGTGTACCGGAGTATTTCGCCTGCGCGAAAGGTGAGTCGGTGGCGGCGTATAGCACCGTGGCAGGGTCACTCAACATAGTTGAGATTATCTGATGCTTGGGTTCGCCATGCGCTTCTCCGGCCCGGCGCAGCTTGGGCGGTACGCAGGCCCATCACTGGAGTTATCGTTCGAAGGCGACACCTATGCCATGGGCGACATCGGCTCCGCCCCGCAGAACAAAGCCTACTCCGACCTGATAACCTTCACCCGCGCATCAGGCGGCGGAATCACTAACGCCGCCGGTCAGTTTGAGTGGGTAGGCAATAATGTGCCGCGCATCACTTACGACCCGGTAACGCTGAAACGCCTTGGGCAGTTGATTGAGGAACAGCGGACGAATCTAATTCGTTATAGTGCCGATTTTACCAATGCGGCGTGGTCAAAGGGGCCGGGGGTGTCAATCTCGACGGACGGACAGCTTGCCCCGGACGGCACGCCAATGCCGCTTATTACGCTTGCAGGCACAACCAACCACAACATAAACCAGACTCTATTGGCCCCGCTAGCAACAGGGCAAGCTCACACCATTAGCGTTTACGTTAAGCCTAAATCAGCGCCGTTTCCGTTCCAGCTTGCGTATTATGATGGCAGTACGTCTTTAAACTCAGTATTAATAACGCCGGTTGCAGGGGTCCTTCAGCGGATCGATTTTACATTTACACCGGCTGTTGTAGCGGCAACACCGCAAGTCCGAATCCTCGGGTTTGGCAATGGCGGTAGCGGCGATCAAGTTTATATATGGGGCGCCCAGCCTGAACTCGGCTCTTTTGCATCCTCCTACATCCCAACCACAACAGCCCAAGTAACCAGAGCCGCTGACTCTGCGGCAGTTAACACGCTGTCGCCTTGGTATAACGCGCCATCAGGGAAGTGGAAGGCGCGCGCCGCCGGTATTGTGGGGCAGCCGCTATTGACAGCGGGAACGGCCATCATCACAGCGGACAGCGCATCTACTAAGGATTACTCGCTGTCGTATTCAGTCAGCCAGTCTGCGTCGAGCGTAGTTATTGGGAAAGGTCTGATTGCAGGGATTACTTATTACCCGAGGTCTGGCGCATGATTGACTATTTTCTAAGCGTTAAGGCGGAAGCCGACATGCCGAAGATTCCTGATGGCGCCAGCGTTGACGTTATCGGAGCCTGGCCAGACGTGCCAGGCTGGCACTTTAACGCCCGCTCCGTCGAGCCTATCGACTGGCCTGCATGCGTCACTCAGTCGAACCCGGTAACGCCTTGGAGGGTGTGGGGATGATTCGCCTATTGCTGTGCTTAGCGCTTACTGGATGTGCATCTCCGCAGACGTACACGCTTGAGCGAAAGACCGTCAAGGTAACGGTCGTCGAGGTCAAGCAGCTTACGACGCTTGGCCGTGCAGCCTGGACGGGTGATACCTGCTTTATCGCGCTGCGTGAGTACCCGAAGTGCCTACAGCACGAGGTTCGACATTGCCTGGAAGGTAAGTGGCACGGTGACGAACAGAGCGACAGTGACTGCCGCTGACGTTGCACTGCTGCACGCATATCGCTATCCTCGCGCCAGGGCATATGCCCTCCTAACCGACTCGTGAGGATCACACCATGGCTGTCGAGAAGTTCAAGCTCGCCGAAACAGACGCTAACCGCGTTCGCAAACTTAACCTGATCCGTGATGCCGTGGGTGCTACCGCACTGGCCGGTGTCGCCAACGCAGGCGCCGTAGTCGACGAGTCAGTCGGTACGATCCGCACCACGCTCAAACTGAGCAACCAAGTAATTACGATGACCGACGCGACAACCGCGGGCTGCCATGGCTCCGTCAAGCTGTACGATTTCCCCGCCTGCAACCTGCTGTTCCTCGGTGCGACCTGTGACATGACAGTGACTGCTGGCACCGGCGGCATCACCGACACGGCCGCTGTCGTGGCTGCGATCGGCACAGCTGCTGTGTCCACAGCCGACGCTACGCTTACAACCACCGAAGCCGACCTGATCCCGTCGACAGCCGCTACGCTGACCGCTGGCGCTGGTGCTGCAAAAGGTAAGACACTGACTGCTGGCGTTGTCGTATTTGACGGCACTACCACGGCTAAAGACGCCTACCTGAACTTTGCCGTGCCAGATGCAGGCTCGACCGGTAACGACACGCTGATCGTCAGCGGCACCATCACTTTGGTGTGGTCGAACCTGGGCGACATCTAACATCGCTCGCATCACCTAGCCGGTGTGCCGCTAAGGCCGCCGGCTCTTACCTCGAATTCGCAAAAAGGATCGCACCATGCTTGGTGACATCAACCCGCAAACTGTCCGTATCACGCAGCAGGCGGTTGTATACCCAAGCCGCGATCACGTTACCTCGCTGCGCGTAGAGCGCTTCGACGGCCGCAGCTACAAACCCGTCGACATGACCGCGGTAACCCGCGTCATCCTCAGTTTCCCCGAAGCCTCTCCGGTTATCGTCTATGACTCGGCGTTGCAGGCGGTCTTCACCCACGTCGGCGCCGAGCTGACCGTGGACCTGTCGGACTACGCCATGCCGGCGTCGGTGCTCGGCTGCCAGATCATCCTGTTCGACGCCCAGCATCCAGCCGGGCAGGTGTTGGTGGATGACATTGACACCACGGTGCAGTTTGACTTCCGCAACATCAGCACCACGGGCGGTACTCCGCCGCCGGCTGTCGAGTACCTGGCGGATGCCCCGAGCGACGGGGTGACCTACGCCCGGCGCAACGGGTTGTGGGTGCCGGTCGATGCGCTGGTGTCAGGCGTGTCCAGCGTCAACAGCAAGACAGGCACCGTGGTGCTCACGGCGGCCGATGTAGGAGCCGATGCCGCCGGTACAGCAGCAGCCGCCGTAGCGGCCCACGTTGGCGCCCCTGATCCACATCCGCAGTACCTGACGCCGGCGGAGGGTGACCTGGCGTACACCCCGGCGTCTCACGTCGGCGGCGGTGGGGCTGCGCACGCGGCGGTTGTGTCTGACGGAGCAGCGGGGTTCATGACCGGCACGGACAAGGCGAAGCTCGACGGTATCGCTGCCGGCGCACAGGTTAACGTGCCGACAGACCTGAGCCTTGGGACAATCACCGGTACGACAATCCCCCTGAATAGCTCCACCGGCACGGATGTCACTTTGCCGGCAGCCACCGTGTCCGCGGCTGGGCTACAGACCGCGACAGATAAAACCAAGCTCGACGGTGTCGCGGCGGGGGCCACGGCCAACGCCACCAACGCGGAGTTGCGTGACCGGCAGACCCACACCGGTACTCAGCTCTCCACCACGATCAGCGACTTCACCGAGGCCACACAGGACGTAATCGGGGCTGCGATCACCGCTGGCACTAACGTCACGGTTAGCTACAACGACGCGACCGGTCAGACCACGATAAACGCCCTGGGTGGGGGCGGAGCGTCACTGCCGGTCGTGCAGACATTTACTGGCGCCAAGACACTGGCCCTGACCGACATTAACACGTACAACGTCAGCCAGGACGCTACCGCGCAGGCCGTGACTCTTCCAGCGCAGGCAACCGTGGGTTGGACAGCTGACGCCGAGATTCACATCGAGCGCGGGGCCGCTGGCGCAGTGTCAATAACAGGAGCTGCGGGGGTGCAGATCAACGGATCAGTCGCCGGCATCTTTACGCTCGGGGCGCAGTATTCGGTGGTCACGCTCAAGCGCAAGGGGTCGAACCTGTGGACGCTGTTCGGTAACGCATCGTGATCGTCGGGGTTATGGCAGGCGGGCGACCTATTTCCCCGACTGGTCCTGGTCCTGGCCCGGTGAACGAGGCCAACACACAATTCAAAGCGCTGATGGAAACGACAACGCTCCCGCCTCCGTATATCGCGGCAGTCAACTCCACGTCGGGGAACTTCGCGTCTCCGACTGCTGGGTCCGAAACCTCGGTTACTTACTCGGGAATCCAGGCGCTAGCCGCCAGCGGACTTACAGTCAGTACCCATTTAGTCACCAATACATTTCAACTCTACGGGTTGACCAGCGTTTGGTTCAGCACCACAAGCTCGGGGTCAATGACGATATTTAGGCACCAATCATCTTCGGGATACTCTAGAAGTATTACCATCTCTATCGCTGGCGGTGTGGTTACCGCAGATATTAGGACCTGGGCCACAACTACGCTAGTATCGAGTGCATCTGGCTTTGCCGACGGAGCGTTTCACCATGTAGGGCTTATGTACTCCCCCAATGCCGCATCGGGAGGTCGAATCTACCTATTTATCGACAATGTTCTGATCGGATCAGCCGCCACGACTTCGGCTGCGGACGCTACAGGCGGATACCAGTTCATGCGCATCGGTTCGCCAAGCCCTTTCACTGGGGTCATTGCCCGCATTCGCATTTGCAACTTGGCGGTGAACACCGACTTTTGCGGGGCCAACTCATCGAATTTGGCACAGCTGGCAGAGCTGTACGCGGAGATGCAGCCTATCTGGAGGCCATAGGACACTACTTCCCCAGGATTTTTTATTCAACCAATAGTTGACATTTCAATAAAAGGGTGAAACGCAAACTTCGAGCTGCTAGGATTCAGCCCCAGGACACACATGGACTTAGCAGCTCGGAGACACCGTGTAAGAACCGCGCTATGCTGCACAGACAGATACACGACCGGAGCCACCCATGAGCGACCCATTCATGTTCGGTGCGTGGGGCGACGAACCCCAGGCGCCAACACTCGTAAAACCCGTGTTCGATGGCACAGACCCTATGGAGGTCGTGCGGTCCATACCGGCGTGGGTGCCTAACTCCCCGGTCGACGCCGTATCGCGCCCAGAGTGGAACCCACGCATCGTCATCGACTTCGCCCTTGGGGCTAGCAAAGAGTCGATACTCGAAGAATATCAACTGATGGACCACCACTATGAGCGGATCATCCGCGACGTAGGGTTCCTCGGGAAAGTAGCGGCCCTCAAGAAAGAGCTGGAGAAGGACGGCGCTACCTTCACCCTAAAGGCCAAACTCCAAGCGGAGGTTCTGCTGGACGAAGCGTTCAAAATGGCCATCAACGAGAAGGTCGATGACCGCGTGCGGGCCAAGCTAATCGGCGACACCGTGCGCTGGGCGGGGTTCGACAAGTCCGGCGGCATGATCGACAACACCGGGGGGTTCTCGGTGACGATCAACCTGAACACAAAGCAGCTTGGCGACACTGTGGACGCAGAGTACGTCGAGCTATGATGAAGTACGACGCTTCACCGACCATCTCAGCGTTCATCGTTGACGAAAAGCCATACACGTTTGTCGTCGGGCCGATCGGTTCGGGTAAGTCGGTTGGCGGCGTGATGAAGATTTTCTACCGGGCAGCCAAACAAGAGCCGAGCCCTGTGGACGGTATCCGGTACAGCCGCTGGCTGGTGGTGCGCAACACCAACAAGGAACTGCAAGACACCACGCTCAAGACGTTCTTCGACTGGTTTCCTCCAGGCATCGCCGGTGAGTGGCACGCCACGTCGAAGACGTTCGTGTACAAGCGCGATGGGCTGCACTGCGAGATTATGTTCCGCGCTCTTGACCGCCCAGACGACGCCAGCAGTGTGCTGTCACTCGAACTGACAGGCGCCATGATCGACGAGTTCGTCGAGATACCGCGAGAGATTCTGGACGCCGTACACTCGCGCTGCGACCGTTACCCGTCAGCGTCCAAGGGGGGCTGCACCTGGGCCGGGGTGTGGGGGGCGAGCAACCCTGGCACACAGGACTCGTGGTGGTATGACTTCCTGTACGAAGAATGGCCCGACGAGGTTGGCGGTGCGACCGCGCAGGACGAGTCGATGTCGCTTTACGAGCAGCCGTCCGGGTTCAGCCCACAGGCTGACAACCTCAAGAACCTCAAGCCGTACAAGGCCGGGTGCAACGACTACTACATCAACAAGGCCAAGGGTAAGACCCTGGAGTGGGTGAAGCAGTTTATCGAGGTGCAGTGGGGCTATAGCCAGAAGGGGAAGGCCGTGTACAAAATGTTCAACCGCGAGCTGCACGTCGCCAAGCAGCCACTAAAGTATAACCCTCATTTACCACTTATACTCGGGTTCGACGCCGGGCTGACTCCGGCTATGACGTTCATGCAGCAAGACCCGTTCGGCCGTCTGCTGATCCTCGACGAGCTGGTATCGGACAACATGGGTGCCCAGCGGTTCTGCCGCGAGAAGGTCAAACCTATGCTGAACCGCAAGTACCAGAACGCGGTCATCATGGTGGCCGCAGACCCCGCCACCAAGCAGCGCGCGCAGACGGACGAGCGCACGGTGGCGTCGGTGTTGGAGAAAGAACTGGGTGTCAAGGTGAAGGGTGCGTCAAGCAACGACCTGGCTGCACGCCTCGGCGCCGTGGACTCGTTCCTGACCCTGCTCACTGAAGCAGGGCCAGCACTGCTGATTGACCCCGCGTGCAAACAGACCATTGCAGGCTTCTCGTCCGGATACAAGTACGCCATCAATACCAAGGGTGTAGCGAGCGATAAACCCGACAAAAACAGCTACAGTCACTTGGCGGACGCGATTCAGTACGGAGCGATGGCGTTTGTTGACGGCGCCGCGCGGGAGGCACGGGCTAGAAAGCACGCGCATTTCAATGTACAGTCGCGCAATACTTATGTGCTAGGGCACTGACATGGCCGAAGAACAGCAACCCCTCCCGATCGACGAAGGCCGTATGCGTGCCCTGGCGAAGACCCTGCGCGACCGGTACTCCGAGTACGACAAGGCGCGTTCTTCGACTGAGCAACAGTGGCTCAAGAACGTCCGCCAGTACATCGGCGAGTACGACAGCAACATCCTGTCGGCACTGAAACCCGAGCAGTCCCGCGCGTACCCGAAGATCACCCGCGTCAAGGTGCTCAGCATCGTGGCCCGACTTCACGCCCTGCTGTTCCCCGCCGGCGAGAAGAACTGGAGCGTGGAGTCGTCCCCGCAGCCGATGCTGCCGACCGACAAGCTGGCTGAAATCCTGCTCAAGTGGGCCGGCGAGAACCCAGGCGCTACCACCACGCAAGACGAGATGGACCGGCTTATCAAGCTGACCGCCGACGACATCGCCGCGCGGATGCAGAAGGCCATCGACGACCAGCTCGCCGACGCGTCGCTGAGCGGCACCTGCGACTACCAAGCGCTTGTGCGCAACGTCATGTTCTCCGGCGTGCTGTACGGCTGCGGCGTGATGAAGGGGCCGATGACCGTCTCCGAAGAAGGGTCGCTGATCGAAGTTGACGAGCAGGGTTTCCCCCGCGTCGTCACGCAGACCTTGTACCGCCCGTTCTTCGAGGTGGTGCCGGTGTGGGACTACTACCCTGACTTCTCCGCCAAATCGTTCGACCAGATGGACGGCCAGTTCCAGCGCCACATCTACTCGCACCACTCAGTCAGTCAGCTCGCCAAGCGCGACGACTATATGAAGACGGCTATCAACGACTACCTGCGTGACAAGCCGAACGGCAACTACCAGAAAAAGAGCTACGAGACAGAGCTTAACAGCATGTCGAAAGAGCAGGCCCAGACGCAGCCGGGCGAGTCGAACAAGTACGAATTGATCGAGTACTGGGGCACCGTTACAGGTGCCGACCTGCGCGGTGCCGGCGTCGATGTACCCGAGGTCGATCTACCGAAGACCGCCATCGCGTGCGTGTGGATGCTGGGCGACACGGTTATCAAGGTGGCCAAGAGCCCGTACCCTGACGACGCGGCCATGTACCACCAGTTCGTCTTCGAGGACAACGAGGTCGACCTGATGGGTTCTGGTCTGCCGGCTGTGATGCGCGACAGCCAGCTCGGCATCTCGTCGTTCACTCGGATGCTCACCGACAACGCGGCGTCCGTGTGCGGCCCGAACGTCGAAGTGGATGCGTCGCAGTTGTCAGCGTCGGTGAACCCGACCAGCATCACGCCGTTCAAGGTGTGGCTGAAAGACGACGCCAGCCCCAACGGCGCCCGCGCCGTGCAGAATATCAGTTTCGACAGCCACATCCCTGAGCTGTTGCAAGCCATCACTCTGATGCGCGAGTTCGCCGACACCGAGACGTTCGTTAGCGCGATGAACGGCGGCGACTTCGAGAACGTGTCGGGTGAGGCGCTGCGCACCAGCGGCAACATGTCGATGGCCCTGGCCACGGCCGCACTGCCGTTCAAGGACATCGTGCGCAACTACGACAAGTTCACCAAGTCAGTCATCAACTCGCTGATCCAGTGGAACCTGCTGTACAACGCGCGTCGTGACCAGCTCAATGGCGACCTGCGCCCGATCCCGCGCGGTGCCAGCAGCCTGATGGCGAAAGAGGTCCGTGCCGTGTCGCTGGATCAGCTTGACGCTACACTGACACCTGAGCAGCGCATTTACATCAACGAGGAAGCGTTGCTCAAGGAGCGCCTGAGCGTGCGCGACTTGCCGCTCGACAAACTGCTGGCCACACCGGAAGAAGTCGAGCAGCGTAAAGCCACAGCCGCCGCAGCCGCGTCCGAGCAGAAAGCGCAGAACGACGCAATGTTCCAGGCTAACCTGCGCACCTTGCAGACCGAAGCCCTCAAGGACACTGCGCAGGCGCAGAAGAACATGGACATGGCCGACGTGGCCACGTTCAACGCCATGATCGCCGCCATCGAGAAAGGGGCCGGGATAGATGAACTCCAGCAACTCGCAAAACAGTCCCAAGCAGCAGCTAAGCAACAGCCTGCTGCGGGACCGGCAGACCAAGGAAGCGCTAACAGCGTACCTGCGCAGTAAGCAGACCGACTTGCTCGGTGAGCTTACTGCGGTAGACGACACCCTCGCCCTGCGTAGAGCACAGGGCGCGGTGCGGATCATCAAAACGATGCTCCGCGATATAGGCGCAGAAGCAAAAGACGCGCCATAACAGTTGACAAACCACACAGACGCGGAGTATATGGCAGCTATGGAACCAGAAGACGATTTTGACGCAGCATTCGGCGAACCCTCCGCGCAGGCGGGCGACACGCCAGAAACCGTAGAAGCCACGGCTGACCCGGTGGAACCTGCTGAGCCTGTAGAAGCTACGGACGAACCCGTAGAAACGGTTGAAGCCGCTGATCCGGTAGAGGCGCAAGCCGACCCGGTAGAGCCTGTGCAGGTCGAACAGCCTGCGCCAGCTCCGCAGCCCGCCCAGGTTATCGACCCAGTAGCCCTGGCCGAAGCGATGGCCGACGCGCAAGAGCGCCGTCAACGCGCCGCTGCACCTGCTCCAGTAGCGGACGCCCCGCGCGCCGCCACCATGGACGACTTCCTCGACGACAAGGCCAAGGCGTCCATCGCCCTGTTCAAGTCCGAGTGGGCCGAGGTGGAAGCCCCGGTGAACGCGCTCATCAACGCCGCGCTGCAAGCGCAGGCTGTGAACATGCAGCGTGAGTTCCAGCAGGTGATGCAGCAGCGCCTGGCACCGGTGGAGTCCGTAGCGGCTCAGTCGCAGGAGGCTATGTACTGGCAGACCGTGCAAGCCGCACACCCTGACTTCCAAGAAGCCGCCGCCGCGTTGCCGGCGTGGATTCAGAAACAACCCGCGATCCTCCGACCCACGCTCGAACGAGTGTACAATGGAGGCACGGCTGTAGAGGTGGTGGAGTTGTTGTCCGCCTATAAGCAAGCGATTGGTTCGACGGGTGCAGCGCCAGCAACACCAGCCTCGTCAGCCGCGCAAGTGACGCCTCGGGTGGCCGCAGTTGACAAAGCCGTACTGGCTGCGACACTGGCCCCGCCCGCTGCACAACGCAGCACCAAGCAAACCTCCCGCGATCCTAACGACGCTGACGGGTCGTTTATGGAAGCGTTCGGTTAGCTAACCGTTGACTTGACCGACTGAACTACGAGGATACAACCATGGCCTACACCGGTAACACTTACGGCGACTTGACCCCGCGTCAAGCCAACTTCGCTGTCAAAGAATTTCTGATGCGCGCTCTGCCGCTGCTGACGATCGAGAAGTTCGGTAAGCAGGTAACTCTGCCTAAGAACGAAACCAAGACGATCAAAATGCGTCGATACTTCCTGACTGGCGGCACCGGTGGTTACAGCGGCAACGCTGGCGCCTACAACCTGCCGTTGGCACTGACCGCGCTGACCGAAGGCGAAACCCCTGCCGGCACCAAGATGGCGTACAAGGACGTGTCCGTGGACATCGCCCAGTACGGCAACTGGACAGGCTTCACCGACTTCTTCATGGATACCCACCCGGACGTTCCTGCTGTTGTTCGTGAGTTCTCCGACATCCTCGGCGAGCAGGCCGCTCTGACCAAGGAAGTGCTGACCTACAACGTGTTGAAGGCGGCATCTAACGTGCAGTACGCCAACGGCGTGCAGCGCACCGACGTGAATACTCCGATCACCCTGGCCGCTGTCCGCCGCGCTACTCGCGCGCTGAAAGTCCAGAACATCGGCAAGATCACCACCGTGTTGGCGTCGACCCCGAACTACAACACCCAGCCGATCGAAGCGGCCTACGTCGCCCTCGTTCACCCGAACGTGGAAAACGATGTGCGCAACATCGACGGTTTCATCAGCGTCAAACACTATGCCCAAGGCAAAGCGTTTGAGGGTGAAATCGGCCAGGTGGAAGACGTTCGCTTCGTCAGCTCCACCGTGTTCAGCGCCTTCGCTGACGCCGGCGGCGCCAAGGGCCTGATGATGTCCACCACCGGCGTCAACGCCGACGTGTACCCTATCCTCATCCTCGGTAAAGACGCGTTCAGCATCGTCCCACTGCGCGCCAATACTGGCACTTCATCGGTGCCTGCATCGGTGGCTGTGGTGTACCCGAAGGCCACCGAGACCGACCCGATGGGCCAGCGCGGCGTGATGAGCTGGAAGATGTATCATGCGGCGCTGATTACGAACGATTATGCGCTGTTGAAAATGGAAGTCGCGGCTACCGCGTAACTGCTTGTTTTACAAGTAGTTTCTGAGAAAACCCCGCTCTAAGCGGGGTTTTCTTTGTCTGTAATTAACGAGGGTTACAGGTGCGTAATAAACTTCCCGAAGCCCGCGTGCGCGAGGCGCTGCCTACCACGCTTGCCACACTGGCGACAAGCGGCGATACTTGCGCTACCTACAGTGAGGGTATACCCCGTGGACGAACTCAAGATTAAGGTCGCCGACAACGGCTATGTAGTCGAGTACGACGACCCAAAGATTGCCGCCGCCAACAGCAAAGACGGCGCCAAGTGGAAAGACCCAGAGACGTACCGGGTATACTCCACCCAGGCGGCACTTGTGCAAGACCTAGCCGTACTGCTGCCGAAGCTGAAAGCAAATGAGCCCAACCCCAAAGACGAGAACACATCGTCTTTCAACGAAGCGTTTAAGAGCGAGTAACCATGAGCGACGATACCCCAGAAGTGAGTACCGCACCTGTTGCACCCGTCAAACCCCGCCGCGCAAGCCGCCGGGTAGCCGAGGTGGAAACCCCTGAGTTCGAAGACCTGCTGATCGCCACCGACGATCCGGCTGACTACGAAATTATCCGGCTGCACACCAGCGAAGACATCGCCCCCGGCGGCCACCCGTTTGGCGTCAACGGCCGGTTCTTCATCCTGCGTGGCGACAAGTGGTACAAGGTTCCGGCTTGGCTGCTGTCGTCCATCGACAACTGCATCAGCGAGAAGCCGCAGCGTGATGAGTTCGACCGCTTTATCGGCACCCGCCCGATGAAACGCTTCCCCTACGAAATCTTCCGGGGCTAACCGATGAAACTCCGCGAGCTACTGTCTGAGCTGCGCAGGAACATCCTGCGTGATGCCTCCACCGCAACCTCTGGCAACGTAGCTGACGGGGCGCTATGGGATGACGAAACGCTCATCCTGTACATCCGTGACGCGGAGGAAAAGTTCGCCGCAGGTACGTTGTGCCTGCGCGACTCCCGCACACCCGCGCTGACGCAGATCGCGTTGGAGGCTGGGGTGTCTGAATACCCTGTGGACAAGCGAGTCATCGCTGTCTACGCCGTGCAGTACGACGGCAAGATCAACCTCGGCAAGACAACGCACGGCAGTCGCTTCGGCGCCAACGCGGACATCACGCCGAACGCGCCGACTGGCGAGCCCCAAGGCACCGGCGAGCCGCGCCTGTATTACACCGACCGCGACTCTGGCTATATCGGCGTGTACCCGATACCCACCGCTGAGCACGCTGGCAAGCTGCTACGCCTGCAAGTGGCACGTCGCCCGGTTAATGCGCTGAACCGCAATGCGCTGGACGCCGAGCCAGAAGTACCGGACGAATACCACCTCGACCTGCTGGAGTGGGCCACCTGGCGCGCGCTGCGCAACCACGACGCGGACATCGACGGCGACCCAGCCAACATCAGCATCGTCATGGCACGGTCCAGCTCGCACAAGAAGCGGTTTGACGAGGCTGTGGCTGAGTGCAAGCGCAAGAACAAATACATGAACACCCAGCACGTCGAGTTCGGCGTGCGAGCGAACTGGAGCTAACCGCATGGCGACCCCCGAAGAAATCGCAGCACAACGCCGGGCCGCGCTCACTGCCGCTGGAAACCAGCCGGTGTATGGCCCGCGTAACCCACCAGGCCCACCCTCGTTGGCGCGTCCTCCGGTTCCAGCCGGCCGTAACCCGGACGTGCCCTACGCACCTGCGCCCGCACCGATCCGTCCTCCAGTTCCCGCAGGTCGCAACCCGGACGTTCCGTATGCGCCTGGTACGGTCACACAGGCTACCCAAGCTCCGCTACCAGCCACGCCGGTTAACACTGGCTTTGGCCGCAACGCCGACGTGCCTATGCCAGACTTCACGCCAGACCAAGCGTCGACTGCGATCCGCCAGGACACGGCCGGCCTGCGCGCGTACAACGAAGCGACCAACGCGCAGTTTGCAGCCAGCGACGCACAGCAGGCTGCATACCAACAACAGCTTACCCCGCAGCCGGCCGCTACACCTGCTTCACCGTATCTGCCTCAAGAGCGTGGCAACTACACCATGCAGAACACCGACCGCACGGCGCTCTCGGAGCGAGCGGCACCGACCGCAGGGCTGAACATGGGGTTCGCCCCCGGCGAGGCCACGGCGCGTATGCAGGGTTACGCTGCTCAGGATGCACAGCGGCAGACGGCGTTCCAAGCCAAGCGCCAGCGCCTCGACGCAGCGGTGGAAGGTATCGGCCTGCGCAACACGATCGAACAAGCCACCAACCCGCAAGTGCGCCGTGCTGCTCAGACACGCCTGGCAGCGTTGGAGACGAGTGGCAACTTGGCTACGCAGCAGGCAGGCGAGACAGGTCGGGCTGGTATCGCGGCGGGTGCTGATCTTGCACGCGCCGGTGTGGCTGGGCAAGCGGCAGTGGCAGCGGCACAACAAGACGCCGCGGCGCGCTTACAAGCGGCAGAGCTGACCGGTCAATTCGGGCTCAAGGCTGCCCAGGCTAAGGCCGCTGGTTCCGCGCTGGCGGAGCTGGCTAAGGCCGAAACACCGCAAGGCCGACTGGCTGCTCAGCGCGCGGCGCTCATCCAGCAGCAGATGGCCCTCGGCCAGCAGGCGCAAGAGGCCGGGGACGTGGGTGGTACGTTCGCGGCATACGGGCTGTCCCGACCAGCAGAGCGTGTATATACTGACCCCGTAACTGGCGCGCGTCTGTCCGACGAAGAATTACGGATTCTGCAAGAGCAGAACCTGCAACGCCTCACAGCACCTCGATAATTACGGAGCAACCCAATGGCCGACCAGAGCCTGAATGTCTACGAAGTCGCCCGGCAACGCCAAGCTGCGGAGGCCCAAAGACAGCAGGCTGCTGCGGAGGCCGCTGCCGCCGAGGCAGAGCGCACGCGCGGCCGCACATTTGGCGAGCTGGCGGGTGACGTTGGCGCCGGCGCGTTGCAGTCGGCGGTGGGGCTTGGTGGTGCCGGGTATGGCCTGGCTAACCTCGCTACCGCAGGTTTCTTAGACCGCGCCACCGGGTTCTCGCAGAACCTCGCGCAGACACAGGACATCCTCGAAAGCTACAAGTCGGCTCCGCTGCAAGCGAAGAAGGCAGAGATGCAGCAGACGTTCGAGCAAGACGGCATCGGCGCTGGGCTGGCGTACACCGTACAGAACCCGTCTATCGTCGCAGACCTCGCCACGCAGTCGGCTGCATACCTGATCCCTGGCGCAGCAGCCGCTCGCGCGGCGGGTGGGTTGGCAGCGGCTGGTGCAGCAGGTCGCAGGTTGTCCGAAGCGGCTGGTTCACAGCTCGCGCAGAAAGCCGCTACTAAGGCCAGCCTGCTATCCCAAGCGGCGCTATCCGGCGGCTACATGAACGTGGATGGCGTAAACGCTGCACGCAAAGCCGGTATGAGCGAGAGCGAGGTGCAGCTTACTGGTCTGGCAGCCGGCGCCGCCGGCGCGCTGCTAAACACCGCGATCACCAAAGTAACAGGCGCAGGCTCGCTGGAGGCCATGGCAGCACAACGCTTCGGCGGCGCAGCCATGCCAACGGTAGCGGGCTCCGCTGCCCGGCAGATCGCCGGCGGCACCGTCAAGGAGGCTACCGAGGAAGCGCTGCAAGAAGGTAGCGAGAACGCCATCCGTAACATTGCCGCGGGTCGCCCAGCAGGCGAAGGCGCCGGCATGAGTATGGCCCTCGGCGGGCTGCTCGGCGGTGCATTAGGCGGCGTGATGGGCGCAGCGAACGTGCGCCGCCCTTCGCAGACCCGCGACGAGATTGCCCAGCAGCAACGCGAAGTCGAGCGGGAGCTGGCAGGCGCCGGCCTCGGATCGTTTACCCCGAGCACGCTGGTTGAGTCGCCCCTGTCGAAACTGACCGGTGGGCGCGACACCGCGCAGTACGACTTCGCAGGCAACCAACTCGACCTGGCCGGGACACCACTTGGTGAGCAGGGTGCCACGCTAAACTACGGTCCAACCATTGATACGCAACCGTCAGTACAACAGGACGTAGCACCAGGCCAAGGCGCACTGTTCGACGAAGCAGGGCAGCCCACCCGCGAAGAAATCAACCTCGACGAAGCGGGCCTCCCACTGGCCGGCGAGTTGCCGCAGGTCGAAGAACTCACCGGCGCTCGTGCTATTGTCGCCGCCCGCCAAGCGCGGCTGGCCAGCCAGCCTCCACGTATGGGTGTAGCGGAGCTTGCTGCCGACGAGGTGGCCATTGACACGCTGCCACGCCAAGCCGTAGAAACGCAGTCGCTGCGCGAGGTGATGCGCACCAACGCCCCGATTGGCAAGGTCATGGAACTGTTCGGTCCAGAGGCCGCAGGCGTAGAAGCAGCTCGTCGCGCGCAGGTTGCCGCTGTGCCAGGCGAGGCGGCTGTAGAGCGTACCCCAATCGACCTCGACAACAAGAAGACCGCTGCACAGTACCGCGCAGGTGTGCGCCAAGCGTTTACCAACGCCGGGGTGCAGATCGGTCTGAACACCGACGAGTTCACCGAGGTGGTTGGTGAGGCGGCGAAGGCCGGGGTGATGCCTACCGACCCGCAGTTCGCGGAGGTGGTCGGTACTGCTGCCGCCCGTATTGCTGCATCTAAGGTGCGTGCCGGCGCTCAGCCAGGGCTTACAGGCGTACTGGTCGACAAATACCCGGTATCCGCCGAGCAGCGCCTATCCAGCGCGTTTGATCGCGGTGGCCAGCCGACAACCGAGGAAGAACTGTTCGGCCCGGCGCCTACCGCAGACCTCCTGAGCACCGCGGTGGAAACCGGGGTAGTGCCGGCCTCGGCTGTTACAAAGGTGCAGAAGGGGCAGGTGTGGGTAGACCGCGACGGCGCAGAGTACACCGTCGCCGGGGTATTCGGCGGCACACCTGTGGTGCGCGGTCCGGGCGGCACCAAGAAACCCATGTCGCTAGCTGCTATGCGCAAGAACAACTGGTCGGTCAAGGCACAGCCCGTGGTGGAAGGGTTGGACGCACAGGCTGTTGGCGACCTTCGCTCTCTGCTGGCCAGCACTTACTGGCAGGAGCGCGGCGGTAAGCTGCTCCGCGCGCAGGGTATGGAAGGCGACGTAGTAGGCCGCACCGAGTGGCTGTCGTCCGTGCCGGAGGTGCAGGCCGTGCTGTCTGGCACCGGTTATGACGCAGGCGACGTGGCTGCGTTGCTGGACCGGGCAGCTACCGGGCAAGGTAAGGCGCTCACAGCCAAGCAGGTGTCGCTGGTAGAAGGCGTGCTGTCGGCCATGCAGGACATGCGCCAGCAGCAGACCGCAGACATCCCGGCTACTGCCCCCGACACCTCGCTGCCAGCGTTCGACGCATACGAGCAGATGCCGGCCGCTCCGGTCATCGACGCAATCACCGCAGGTCGCGCAGAAGTAGCCAGTCTGAACCCGACGTTCGACGGCATGATCGGCGCCCTGGATGCTGCGCAGACCGTGGCCGACGCCAGCGCCGCAGCCTTCGCTGCTCGACAGCATCCGACCTACATCCAAATGAACCCAGAGGACACGCTGGCGTTTGAGCACCATCTGGCCGAAGTGATGGCCAGTCTGAACGGCATCAAGTTCCACCTATCGGAAACCATAGAGAACGCGGGGGGTCGTGTTGTAAGCGACGTGATCCTCAACGGGTATGTCGCCGACACGCAGAGAAAGACCGGCGTGCAGATCGTCACGCATGTCGACACAGCCGCGGCAGAGGCGGCGCTCAAGGAAGCTATACCTACCACAGCTCGCGGGTTCTACGCCCCGAAAACAGGCATAGTGCATATCATCCAATCCAAAAACGCCAACCACAAAGAACTGGCGTTCACCCTGGCGCACGAGGTAGGCCACGCCGGTATGGACAAGTTGTTGGGTGCCAACCTGCAAGCGGCCATGAACCGTATGTGGGCCAACGCCCCTATGCGTGAGCGGATCAAGGCACACATCGCTAACAGCTCCAACCCTGATATGACGCGCTCACTCGCCGCCGAAGAAGTGCTGGCCGATATGCTGGCCGCTGGCGAGAAGATCAACACCGACGTGATGACCAAGCTGCGCAACGGTGTGCGCAACTTCTTCGCTCGGCTGGTGGGTATCCGCGACCTCGTTGTCACCAACGAAGAAGTTGATCGGTTGCTGGCAGACGTGGCGCTGGTAATCAACGGTCAGCAGCCTGTGAACGCCAAGATCGGCGGGCAGGACGCCGCCCTGTGGTTCAACAACCCTACCGCTGCCGCTGCGCAGAACCTCAAGTTCTCGATGGCCAAGGCCGACTACGAGACGATGGTAGCCGCTGCCAAGAGCGAGCAGGCTAGCGATGCGCTGCCCATGAGCCACATCGCTAAGGCGCTGGGCCAGGCGTCTGTGGACTCCGCCAAGCAGGCAGGCGACGCGCTGACCGAGAATAAGCTGGGGCGTGCGTATGTGCGCAACTTCATGCACCTAGACCACTTAGTGAGCTGGTACGACAAGCAGTTCAACCCGACCAAATCCAAGACAGGTGGTTTCCTGCGCAAGCTGGCCGACCTGAAACAAGGACGCGAGGCCCAGTTCAACCGGCTCAACGCCCGCAAGAACGACCTGTCCTACAAAACCGTGGTGAACGGTAACGAGGTCGTTCGCCCGGTTGGTAAGCAGTCGGTCAACGAGGCTACTGAGGCGTGGGACAAGTTCAAGCGGTTCAACCCCGATAAGGCTCGGGCGTTGGACTTCGCGTTGACCGAGGGCACGTTCTACCAAGTGTTCCCCGACCGCTCGTGGGAGGATCAGGTACACAAGGACTTCGACTACGACAGCAAGGGGTACACCGAGGCTGAGCGCCTGGCCGCCTATGAGCGCGCTTCCACCGCGTACAAAGCGTCGGGAACCAAGGGGCAAGAGCTGTACATGCAGTCCCAAGCGATCTACGACCAGCGGTTCAAGGAGCACTACGCGGCGATCAAGGCAGAAGCCAACCGCCTGGGCGAGCGCGCCAAGGTCGACGCCGAGAAGAACGGCGTGGACGTGGAGCTGGTCAAGGCGCGCATCGACACGGCTACCGCCAAATACAAGGCTGCCATCGGTCGGGTAATGGGCAAGGTACAGCAGGGTCCGTACTCGCCCCTGCAACGCTACGGCGAGTACGTCACCACCGTGCGCAACGACAAGGGAGAGGTGGTTCACTTCTCCGCCTACGACACCAAGCGCGCGGCTGACGCTGCGGCGGCAGAGCTGCTAGAAGTCCGCACCAACGCCGGTGAGAAGGTCAACGTCAACGTCAGCGCCGCCAAGGACGCAGACTTCGACAGCACCGGTGTGGCTCGGGGTGAGATTGAGTCAATCCGCAACGACGTGATGGGTATGCTGCCTGCCGGCATGGACCCCGAGATTCGTGAGCAGGCGATGGCGGCTATCACGGCCGGTCTGACCGAGGCGTATCTCCAGTCGCTCCCGGCCAAGTCGTTCGCCAAGCACGCGTTGGGCCGCAAGAACGTGGCCGGCTACGACACCGATGCCCTGCGCGCGTTCGCCAACTACACCATGCGTTCGGCGCGGGCTGTGGCTGGTGTCGAGTTCGATGGGCAGATCGCCAACTCCCTGGCTGACGTACAGACGTTCGTGGACGATACCGCCAAAGGCAAGTACACCGACCAGCAGGGTGTGGTGGATACCGCGCAGCTCCAGAACATCGCGGACGCGGTGAAGAAGCAGCACAAGGAGAGCCTGCGCTCCGACAACAACAAGATCGTGGACAGCCTGACCAGCGCCTCGTTCATCTACATGATGACCAGCCCGAGCCACATGCTGTTCAACGCCACCCAGACCGCGATGGTGGCGTTCCCTCGCCTGGCTGGTGTGTATGGGTCGGGCAAGGCCGCCAAGGAAATACGCAAGGCGCTCGGCGAATACTTCCGCTCCGGGTTCGACGTGTTGTCTGACAAATCGGTTCTGGCCAAGTCGGCGCAAACCAACCCCCAGGACTCGCTGCTGTTCGACGCACTGACCGCCATCCGCGAGAACGGCCCCCTGGACCTCACCCAAGCGCACGAGACAGCCGGTGTGGCGGACGGCAGTTCGTCAGACCTGTCGCCGTACTGGGGCAAAGCGATGAAGTGGGCCTCCTACGCGATGCACAAGTCTGAGGTGTTCAACCGGCAGATAACGGCTACCGCGGCCATCCGCTTGGAGCTGGAAAAGGCGCTGGCGGGCGGCGTACCACCGGCGGACCCTGCTGCACGCGCTGCGCTTGTGGCCGACCTTGTGCGCGCCGGCGAGGACGCCATCCGCACCACCCAGTTCGACTACAGCAAGGCGAACAAGCCGCCGATCCTGCAAGGCCCAATGGGTAAGTTGCTTGGTCAGTTCCAGCAGTACCGCTTCCACATGCTGTCGATGATCGGTAAGGACATCCGAGACGCGGAGCTTGGCAAACTGGTATCCATGAAGGAGCCGATCAACAAAGAAGAGGCCGCCATCGCGCGCTCGACACTGGCGTGGACGCTGGGTATGCAGCTCGCGTTCACCGGTACTGCCGGAACCATCATCGCTCCGTTTGCATTCGCCCTGGCGGATATGTGGCGTGATGACGATGACCTGACCACCAGCGCCCAAGCGTGGAGCAACACGGTGGGTAGCTTCGCGGCGCACGGCGTGTTCGCGGGTTTGATCGACACCAGTCGTATCTCCGCGTCCACACTGATCCCGGTGCTAGGGCAGACGGCCTACGCCCCGATCGACGGGAAGCCAGGCGATACGTTCACCTACTACGTTACGCAGAACCTCGGCCCGTCGTTCGGCCTGGTCAAGAACCTGACCGGGGGTACGTCCGACCTCATCAACGGGGACGTGGCCAAGGCCGTCGGCAAGCTACTGCCCAAGCCCATCGCAGACGTACACAAGGCCGCCTACGAGGGGGCCAACGGTGCGCGGGACGCTCGCCAGATCATGTACTACGAGCCAGGCCCGTTCGACACGCTGATGACGCTTGCCGGCCTCAAGAGCGGTGAACGCCGCGACATCGAAGAGCGCCGCGGCGCGCTGTACACCGCCAACGCCAACCGGTTCGCTATCAAGGACCGCAACCTCGGCCGCTTGGCCCTGGCGTACTCCACCGGTGACGCCAGCTCTATCGCGGAGGCCATGCAGGGTATCAACGACTGGAACGCCCAGTACCCAGACATGGCGATCCGGGGTAGCGAGATGCGTAGCGCGGTTATCAACCGCGTTCGTACCGAGCGCACAGCCGCAGAAACTGGGTTCTCTAGCACGCGGGCGCCGGCACAGTCACTGGTCGAGAAGATCGGCCAGTGATAGACTCCAGCAAACCACAAATACAAGGGTCATACCAATGACTGACAAGCTCATCGAGCGCCTAATGGAGCTGATGCAGTTCGGGATGCTGGCCTCATTCGGTGGGGTGGCAAACTACGTCTACCTCACCGTCCAGCACGGCCGGGCGTTCTCGTGGGTCATGATGATGGTGAATATGTTTCTGGCGTTCTTCGTCGGGAACATGGTGGGGAGCCTACTGCCAGACAGCCAGTTCAAGGACGGGCTGCTGATGACCGCGGGGTTCTGCACCTACCCGATACTCAACATAATCGAAACTCAATCTAGACGCCGCCTTGGTGCCCTCATGGACCGAGTAATGAACAAATGGATTGGCCCGGCAGGCGTCGATAAGGACACCCCGGAGGCATAACCATGCTAACCATCTTCGCTGCCAGCTACCTCGTGTGCGCTATAACCATCGTGGTAGGGTTTCGGTTCTTCGCCAGTGGCGGGCTCCACGCCCGAGCGGAGGATAGAAGCATGGTGGCCGCGTTCTTAGCCAGCGCTGTATTCTTCCTGCTGGTGCATATCGTGGCTATGCAGACAGACGCGGCAGCCGTATTGGCCGAGGATCACGTTGGTGTGCTGTGGGCAGGATTCGACCTGATGGTAAACATCATCCACCTCGCCGGAGTAACGGCGTTTGCGCGGTGCCGGCTCGGCCGCCATACACAGGAGTTACACCGATGAGCGATTGGCGAGGGGTGCTCAGCACCGTAGCACCTTGGATTGGCGCCGCCGCTACAGGCGGCGTTCCTGCGTTGGTGGGTATGGCGGCTGGAGAGCTGACCAAGGCGTTCGGCAAGGACGTGAAACCAACGGTTGACGCCATCGGAGCGGCTATAAGCGGGGCTTCGCCTGAGCAGATGCTGGCGCTAAAGACTGCCGACAACGAGTTCCAGGCGAAGATGCAGCAGCTCGGGTTCGAGCATATTCAGACGCTGGAGAAGGTGGCCGCTGACGACCGCGCTAGTGCCCGACACATGCACGAGACGGTGCGCGATCTGAGCACCCCGATCCTGAGCTACATGGTGGTGCTGGCGTTCTTCGCCACGGTGTACATCCTGCTCACCCAGGCCGTAGCCATCCAGACAGAGATGCGTGACGTGGTGATGGTGCTTATCGGCACACTGGCCACCTCGTTCACTCAGGTGCTCAACTTCCGGTTCGGCACCAGCGCCGGAAGCAAAGAAAAGACCGACATCATCAAACGCCTCGGAGGCGCACAATGACCTACGCACTGGGTAAGCGCAGCCTGGATCGGCTGCTTGGCGTTCACCCCGACTTGGTGCGGGTGGTCAAACGCGCCATCGAGCTGACCGAACACGACTTTTCGGTTATCGAGGGTGTACGCAGTGTCGAGACACAGCGTGCCTACGTCGCCAAGGGCGCCAGCAAGACGATGAACAGCCGGCACCTCACTGGCCACGCGGTCGACCTGTACCCAGTTGGGCGCCCGACACCGTGGGACAAGTGCCCGACGATCGCCGCGGCTATGCTGGCTGCCGCCAAAGAGCTGGGTGTGGCTATCCGGTGGGGCGGAGACTTCAACATGAATGGCGACAGCAAGGACGAGAAGTTCTACGACGGCCCCCACTTCGAGCTGCTACGGGCGGTGTACCCATGACCCAATTCCAGAAGGCGGACAATTGGGCGGCCGGGGCCAACAACATAGCGGAGAAGGACCGGCTGCCTAAAGGCGCTATGCGCCACGCAGTCAACGTAGACCCGCTGCCGGGCGGCACATTATCCGCCCGCGCGGGGTACGAGCCGGTGTACGTTGGTACGGCTGTTCGTGGGGTGCTGGCCATTAAGGATAAGCTGCTCATAGCCGATGGCGCCAACCTTGTTGCGTTCGACACGCTCACGAATAGCTCGGCGATCATCCGCACCATTGCCCCGGCGGGTGTGTTCGTCGGCACCGTGATGAACGACGTGCTGTACTTCTGCACGGAGACGGAGACGCTGGAGTACGACGGCGCAACAGTCCGCGCGTGGGGTACACCTGATGTGTTCAACCAGCCAGCGGTATCGGTTATAGGTGGCGCGTTGGAGCCAGGGCACTACCAAGTCGCCATGACCTATACCGATCAATGGGGCCGAGAAGGCGGTACGGACAAGCCAGTGATTATCTCCGTGCCGGTCAGCGGCGGGGTGCGTATTCAGGTGCCATCTATTCCGTCAGGTTGTATCGCTAATCTGTACATGGGCGCCGTAAACGGCTCCACCTTGTTCTTGCAGGGCACCCGCACGACCGCCGGGGCAGTGGATGTAGCGGTGCTGCGCGACGACACGGCGCAGTGCGAGACGACCCTTCTGCGTGCCCCGCAGCCAGCCTCCGCTTTATGGACGCACAACGGCGTGATATTGGCTGCAATAGGCCGGGTGCTAACCATGACGCGCCCTATGCAGCCGCACCTAATCAGCCGCGCTAGCGGGTTCGTGCAGTACCCAGCAGACATCGGGTGCCTGATGAGCGACGGAGTAACAGCTTTCGTCAGCGCAGACAAGTGTTATGCGTTGACTAATGTAGAAACCGGTGGTATCGAACAGGCCGCGGTGCTAGAGTTCCCGGCAATAGCCGGGACATCGACCCAGCTACCAGACGGGCGGGTGGCGTGGATGACGCGGTACGGGCAAGCTATCAGCAACGGCAGCAAACTCGACCTCCCCAACCGGAAGACATTCGCCCCGGCTCCCGCTACATCCGGCGCTGCTGGGGTAATAGACACGAACGGCAACCAACTGATAGTGACCACCACGCGCGGCCCACAAACCGGGAACCAGCTTGCTGCCACTGACTTCTATATCGGGGAGATATTGAACCCATGAAAAGCATCCTCGGCACCGGCTTCCGCTATACCTGTGAAGCCACGCTGCCCTCTGGTGAAGTGTTGGTGTTTGAAGACACCAACCTGCTCCCGCAGGTATCTATCAACCACATTGCTGGGCTGATCCAAGCCTCCACCACACCGATTGGTGGGTGGTACGTCGGGCTGTTCGAGGGTAACTACACCCCAACCAATACGACCACAGCGGCAGACCTGCCGACGAACGCAGGCGAGTGTGTGGCATACAGCGCCGCGACGCGCCCTACATGGGACGACGTATACGACGGCGTGTCGGTCATCAGTAACGCGGCATCCAAAGCCGTGTTCACTATGAACGCCGATAAGCGCGTGTACGGCGCGTTCATCGTATCTGCGTCCACGAAAGGTAGTGGCAGCGGGCTGCTGCTGTCCATCGCTCGATTCACTGTACCGCGTGACCTGCCTGCGGGCACGGAGTTCGCGGTAACAGCCGGCCTCACCCTCGTACCAACGACTTGATAGGGGTATAACCCATGCTTATCCAACTGAGTACCGGCGCTGTGAACGCCATGATCGGCTCCACTGGCCTGGCTGGCGGCCTGGATGCAGGCGGTATGGAGCTGCGTATCTACGCCGGAACAGCCCCAGCGGATGCTGACGCCGCTATTGGTGCGGCCACACTACTCGTTACCATCAAGAACGGTGCATCCCCACTGACATGGGACAACCCGGTAGCTGGCACTATCACAAAACCCGCCGGCGAAACGTGGAGCGGCACCGCCGTGGCTTCTGGCACCGCCACATTTGGCCGGTTTGTTGTGGCTGCGGACACGGGCGACGTGAATACTACAGCGGTGCGTGTGCAAGGCGACGTAGCTACGATCGGCGCGTTCATCAACCTAGACAACGTGGTTATGTCCTCGGGCGCCGTGCAGACCGTAAACAGCGCGCAGCTCAACCAGCCTCGCCAGTAGGGGGTTCACCCGATGACTCGCCGGATAACGAAAAACAACATGCTGGTAGCAGTACCGGCAGTACCGGCGACGCCGTTCATACCAGGGTACGAGCAGATACTCCAGACGTGGCCCCTGCCTATATCAGATTCCCAGTCTGCGGAGGTGTACGCCGTTATAGGCGATTGGGGCGGCGGTGCGGTACGAGGTCGGTACAACAACACGGGTACAGCGATCGAGGCTTACACCGACGTACCCGCTGTACCCGCTACCTATGGCACACCAGCGTACACCCGTGATGATGGTGTAGCATCGTGGAACGCTGGTGGTAGCAGTGTAGCGCCACTCGCTGGTAACGGCGCGTTCGAGTTCTACGTCAACGGCTCCCCCGGTGGCGTTGTCGCTGGGTTCGCAACGGCCGACGTATCGACGCTCCCGCACGAGGCAACCCACGCGATCTACGTCCACGGCGCGGTGATGCAGGTGCTGGAACGCGGTGTTGTCGTTCACACGTTCGCTAACCCCCACAGCGCAGGCGTTCGGTTCGTTATACGCCGCACTGGCACCACCGTGTATTTCGACGCCGACCAGCCTACTGGTAACGGCTATACAGACGAGTCTTACGTCAGCGCCACACCTATTACTACGGCCAAAGTGTACCTAGACGCGGCTCTGTACCTCAGCGGTGACTATGTAGATGCCCCCTCCTTGCTGGACGGCACGAGCGGTATGACCGAGGGGGTCGTGGCTGGTACGTTGCGTCCTGTGGTTGGTAAGGCCGGAGACCCGCGGGAGTTCGTCATTGGCGGGGCTTTGTCGCCTGTAACCGGGTTGGTGTACCGGTCCCCGCTAGGCTCCGCAGGCTTTGTGTTTGGGTCAGTCCCGCCCATGGGTGGGTGGCTGCGCGGGGTGCTCGGGTCGCAGGCCGCTGTTACGGGGGTGATGCCACCCATGGTAGGACGGGCGAGCAACTACGCATACAGCTCTATAGCCGGAGCTATCCGCCCGGTCACCGGGGCTGTAACCGATGTAGACCCCTCGTTCTTTCGCACCGCTATGAGTGGGCTGTCGCTGGTAGACGCATTAGGCGGTGTGGCGCGCATGACGGATAGCGTCAACTCGTCCATGCTGTTGGCGGACGCCTACCTGGCAGCGATCTATATGTCGGACAGCGTGTTTGACGCGCTGGTGCTGGCCGATAGCATCGGTAGCACACAGTCCATGTCGGACGCCATCTCGTCAGCCATCGCGCTGGGTACGGACCTGAGTCAGTTCGTGGCTATCGACCTGTCTCCACAGCAGGTGGCAGCCAGAGCACCGACTCAGTACGCGGTCAACGTGCTCACTGGAGCTCTGACCACCTACGACGGGTTCGACTTCACCGCGTTCGCTACCACCGGCCAGACCACCTACGGGGCCAAGGCGGGCGGCGTGTACCGCATACGCCCAGGCGACGACGCGGGTGCAGGCCGTATTGTGGCGGTGGACTTCGGCTCTATGGAGATGGACACCACCACAGTTAAGACGATCGAGGCGGTGTTCCTTGGCGTTGACACGGACGGCGACGTGTACATCCGGTTAGTGGCCGGCACCAGCGATACGCTGTACCGGGTGGTAGACCGCGGCGGTGTGTCGAAGGCGATGTGCGCCAGGGGGGTGGGCGGTCGCCAGTGGAACGTATCGCTTGAAGTAACGAACGCCACAAGACTGAATCTGGATATGGTAGAACTGTCGGTCGCCGCAATGTCGCGCCGGTGGTCATCGAGGTAACAAATGGTCAGCTCGTACAACCCAACCACGGAGTTCCTGCAAGGCGTGGCATCCGACGCGCTGACGCAGGCGTCGAATAACGCCTCGCGCATCTGGGGGTTGGAGAACGTAACGGCCAACACCCGCGACCCTCGGTTCTCTATGAGCGTCGACCAACCGGACATGGGTCCGCCCCCGACGTTCGGTGACCTGTTCGAAGGCGATAACACAGACCCCACCATCGAGTACCTGAACGAGCAGGCCGATGCGTGGATCGCCAAGTATTTCCCGTCGCTCAATGCGTGCTTCAAGAACCAGCCGGAAGAGTCTCTGTGCGCCATCCTGTCCGGGACCAAACCCTACGGGCTGGATAAGACGATCCTCGACATGGTGTGGAACCAAGCACGGGATAAGGCCGGACGTACCAAGCGCAGTGAGCAGGCCACGCTGGCGGCCACGTTCTCCACCCGCGGGTTCTCCCTGGTGCCAGGCGCTATGGCCGACCAGATGGCGCAGCTCGAACAGCGCGCATCCGACGTGGCGCTGGACGTGAGCCGCGAGCAGGCTATCAAGGACGCTGACATCAAGGTCGAGATGTACAAGGTGGCGCTGCAACTGTCCACCCAGCTCAAGACCGCTATCCTCAACGCACTGGCCGACTTCTACCGCATGTGGATCACGGTACCAGACAAAGACATCGAGCGTGCCAAGGTGAAGGCCCAGGCCCAGGCCGCGCTGTACTCCGCGCTGTCGAGCTATTACAACGTGGAGCTGGCGTTCGAGGAACTACGGTTGAAGGCTGGGCAGACCACCGCCAGCATCGACATCGACGTGGACCGCAACGTACTGACCAAGCAGGGCAACTACATGGGCATCGCAAGCCCGCTGGCCTCTGCCGTGAACGCCTTCGCTGGCGTCGCCGGTAACGCAGCTCAGGCTGGCGGCTCGCTCACCGCGCAAGTGGAGAGCCTGTAATGACCGTGCTATTTTACGACACGTTCCAGGGCGCTGGGGAGGCTATAGAGTCTCACACCAGCGACTCTGGTGGGAGCTGGACAAAGCCATACGGGTCGCCGCTGCTTGTTACCGACGGCGCTCAGCCGTATGTGCTCCCGGCTGGGTATGGGTTTAACGTCCGGGCTGACACGGCTGGGTATACATACCCACCGCAGTTCCTGTGTGCCACGGTCGAGTTCGACATAGCATACCCAACAGGTAAATACTCTGGGGCTGTATATGTCGGGCTGGACTACGCGGCGGTAGACGCGGACATCGAACTTTCCGTAACCATGTGGGACGACGGGGTGCGGGCTAGCGCTCCGGGTATACCAGGGTTAGGGATTCCTGTCGTGCTTGTACAGGGGGTAAACACCCTGGAAATACGGTTGGATCGCAGCAGTGGGGACATATCGTACCTGATGAACGGGGGTGTGCTGGCTACTGCAAACGTGGGGCCGCGTAGTCTCGCTGTGACCCCCTATATTTCCGCGGGTGACGATGCTGAAGGGGAGATAGGTCAGACAGATGTAACGCTTGTGTTTCGGTCCTTTTACTTGTATGACACTTTGATTCCGACTCCACCGGAGCCCCCAGTGGTTGCAAGGTATTGGTGGCGCAACGCCAAAAACGCGACACTCGAACCACTATGACAGACCTCATTCAGTATGCCTGCGCCTCGGCTGTACCCATCGACAAGCAGGTGAAGCGCCAGGCCAGGGCGGTTGCGACCTCTGGTGCCGGAGGTAAGAAGTCGATCATCGACGGCTATATCGTGTCCACGGCGCGCACTTCAAACGGCACGCTGACCAGGGTAATAGACCCGCCTGCGATCATTTCGTTTATGAACTTCGGCCCTAACCCTGTACCTGCCTCGCCTGACGCCCCATTTACGGTCGCGAGAAGCCTGTATATAGGCAACCGCGACACGTATCAGCCTGGGGACCGCGACCCGACCATTACACCGCCGGTGACGTTTCCGGGGTTCGTACCTGTTACTGGTGCGTATAAGTACGTGGCCCCACCCCCAGCCAACCCCAACGCAGCGTGGTCAGGGTCTTCGGCTCCATGGGTTGACGGTCGCATGGTCTACACCTGCGGGACCATAAACCGAGACGACGTGCAGGTGTGTATCGTGGGGCTTAGCTTCGGGTCTAGGGTCGTTCCAGATGTGGAGTACAGCGGGTTAGTCGAGCTAGACCCAGATGCGCCTGCCACCACAGCTGCGTTGTATGTTTATGCCAGCGCTATAACCGCAGCAGCAGGCGGTCCCGCTGTGGATGGGGTGACACCATTCCCGGTTGCGTACAGCGCGGCTGGGACGACCTATATAACAATGGGTGCGTCTGAGGAACCAACCATATCCACGCGGGAAGCGTTCGTTATAGCGTGCTCGATCACAGACGTGCCAGGCGCGGTCGTGCCTATCGCGTGGGCAAGCGTGCTTCGCCACGACGACTACGCGGTGGGCGGTGATTACTACTTCGTTAGGGACGGTGAGTCGGACGGGATGCACGTAGGCGACGTTATGACGGTGTGCTCGACCGGGACGATACGCGGTTTCGACGTGTTGGGTAATACCCTTAGACACTACGGTACGACACGGTTCGTACTCGATAAAACGACAGGTGCGGTTGTATCACGCTCGACCATCAGTTTCAGCCGCGACGTGGTGTACGCGCCCTTCTCCGTAACCAGCCACGGTCTGTGGGTTGCTATTGCGGAGCGGACGGTGGACAGCACCATCATAGATTTGCCGTCAAGGGTGGAGCTGTGGAGTGGGGCGACGATACGGACGGTATCGCTGTCCGGGTGGTCCCCCATGACAATGCTTATACCTGGGCACAAATGGGACAAAGGGTTGTTTACCCCCGGCCCCATGGATACTAGGCAGTACCTAGCGGTGGTGCAACTCGGTGTTGGGGTGCTCGGCGTGCTGGCGTGCCCTCCTGTATCCGGCGGATATGTGCTTGGCGACCCAGTGCCATACCACCTACTTGAAGTCGACGAAGACACCTTAGCACTTGTGGCTGATAGGGGGTTTATCGCCGATACGACCGCTGTTATGTCTGGCTATGGGGTAAACATGACCGTTGTTACCCCGCAGAAGGTGGATGATATGGGTGTGGTGTTGGTCCCAGCTGTGTTGCTTGTGTGTCACGACGGTGTGACACGGCTGAGTACAGACGGCGGCACCACATGGGGTGTTGTGGCGACCGGCGTGTCCGGCTACCCGTACTACCGAGGCAACCGCCTCCACCCTGTCAAATACGGTGAAGCGCTATAAAGTAAAACGCCCTCATCAGAGGGCGTGTTTGCGGCGCAGGCGGTCATCCAGTGTGGCTCTACTACGCCACTGCTTTATCTCCTTGGTGCGCATCACCGTGATTACCATAGGCGTGCCGAACGACTCACCGATGATGAACACCACGCCGTTGGTCGACACAAGGTAGTCGTGCTGTGCCGGCCAGGTGCCGACTCCATGCCCGCGCTCCCAACCCTTGCGCAGCTTGTTCAGCATCGACTTGCCGGCGCGACGTGCGCCGGTGTACTCGTCGTAGAAGTCGAGCCCGTGGCACCGCTGCGCCCACCGCTCCTTGGCATGTGCGCTGAGTATCATCGGGCACCCACCTCAAACAGCCCTTGGATGACGGCGGCACTCACCACCTGCATGTTACCGAGCACCAGCTCCAGCGGCAGACCGCCCTCCACCGCCGCGTCGATCAGGTCGAGCAGCGCCGCATTGAACGCCTCGGTCTTCTTGGTCAGTGGGACTGGGAGGTCGCCGAAGCGACCCCGTACACGCGCGATAGAGGCGGTCATACCATGCCCCATATAGTAGCTACGCCCCATATAGTAGCTACCGCAACTACCAGAGAGAGCACTGCTCCAGCTGTAAAAAACGCCATGTCCCGGTTCATACAGCCTGCTCCTGTGTAGTCGGTGCGGAGTCCACCAGCCCGGCAACACCAGACAGTGATGGGTGGTTGAAGTCAAGCAGCCAGCACCACGTCTGCGTCGTACTGAACGAGGTGCCACGACCCAGGACGATCTTGGTGTCGGACGCCTTGAGGATACCCTTGGTCGTAAGCTCAGAGGCCACGGCCTTGGGGTCGAACCCGTTGGCTGAGCAGTGACGGCGGAAGTCGGCGCGATCGAAGTACAGGCGGCCGTTGTGGCGCTCCAGGCGGATACGCAGCTTGTCGCTCGACGGCGACATGGTGACATGGGCCAGGGTGGTGCCAACGGCGTCGCTACCAATGACGATCATGGAGCGCATGTTGGAGTTGATGTAGTCGGACACCATCGACTCGGCGGTGGAGACAGTTTCAACCACGGTGCCACGCATGACCTTGATCTGCTCAACAGCGAATGCCAGCAGACGGTCGGTGCTCGCGTTGGTCAGGCCGATCTTGTTAGCCACCTCGAACCCAGCCAGCACACACGCAGGCACCGCCGACCAGAACCGCTCAGACGAGCCCACACCAGCTTCGGTGTCGATGCGTTTGATCCAGTGTTTGACGCGCTCACGCACCCACTCCGAGTTGTTCAGCAGCGCAGCCGCATACGGTTCAGCCGCCAGGCCAAAGTGGTCGTTGAGCTTGTCGAAGTTCTCATCGGCTTCGATCTTGGTCAGGGTGTTCTGCGGCAGCTCGTATTCAAAGATACGGCTGGCCTCGGCCGACGAGTCCGCCTTCGCCATGGCCAAGCGACCGTGCAGGCTGGAGTTCGACGTGGTGAGCATCATGGTGTTCCAGTTGCCGTAGTTCTCCTGCGCTTGGCCGTTGGCTTGCAGGCGCTGACGCCCTTGCCCCTTGGTGATGGCGTAGGCGAGGTCAGACAGCTTGTCTGGTTCGAGGTTGGTCACTTCGTCGTAGGTGGCCGGCAGGTTATTCAGCGCGCCGAGTTTGCCGTAGAACGACTTCCACGTGTCGTGCTGCATGTCCATCCAGCCGTTCCGCGTGTGTCCCCAGATGGAGTTGGCGCACAGAGCAGCAGATGATTTGCCAGCGCCTCGCTTGCCCACCAGAGATACGATGGCTCCGTTGAAGTTGGTAAACCGAAATAGTGGAGCCGCGAACCCGACGCCGAACCCGAACTGGAATCCGACCATGCCTTCTCGTTCATAGATAGCCACCACCTTCTTCCAGACTTCCAAGTCGCCCTGCGGCTCACGCCAGCCCAGCGAGTTCTTCACGTTCACACTCGGCTCGATACGCTCGACGCCGGTCTTGCTGACCACACGGTCTGGCAGGATGAACAGGTTCTTGTCGTCGCGCCAGCCGAGCTGTGCATAGATCACGTTGGCGGCGGCGTGCTTCTGTAGATCACGAATGTAGGCGACCATATATTGCACCAATATCTCAATTTTGCTGGCGTCAGCCATGACCCCGATATTACCCAGGGTGATGGCCAGTTGTTTTTTATCGTAGAAGCGGCCGGTGGGCACGTTGACTTCGCTCCACCCTTCGTGTGGCAACCAGCGACGCAGCACCACCATGTACACACCTTCGCGCTCGTCGAAGATCATGCGTACCGGGTAGATGTCGTAGTCGTAGATCACCTCGTCGAACTGCCGACCCTCGGCTTCGATGATGATAGCGATGGAGCCGTGGTCCTTACCGGGGATCAAGATGCGCTTGAACGGCGCCGGTGGCGGCGGTATCTCCAGCATCACGGACGTGCCATCCGGCTGGGCCATCTCGACCTGCGCCGGCGGTGCTACGGGCAGTTCGCGCACGGACTGCAACGGGGTCTTGATCTTGCCGCGCATCGGGCAGCCGTAACAGCCACCAGGGTTGTGGGACTCGAACGTGGCGCAGAGTGTCGGCCCGGTGCCGCTGTTCTCGTGCTGGATCAGCTTGGTGTCCGTGCGCTCCTGGCTGTACTCGGTATGCCCCTGACTCATCAGGTGTACCGCCTTGTCACCGTTGGCGCAGAACCGCAGGCAGCCGACCATCGCGTACCAGCTCGGCTCGCTGACCGCCATCGGGTTGGTCTTCTGCGCCATGAGCTGCTGGCAGTGCTTGACCACGTTGCTGGCCTTCGGCGGCGGTAGGCCGGCGCCTTGGGCTGCTTGCTCGTTGACCTCGGTCGTACCCGCCAGCCAGCTCGGCAGGGCACCAAGGGCGCTCGCCACGTCGCGGCGGACGTATTCCTGCACAACCACACCGGTCGACTCTTTGAGGCGCTGGAGCGTGGCTAGGAACGCCGCTGCGGGCGTAACTTCACCCTCTACCACGCACTGCACCGGGCGCGATACGTCGGTCTTGTGGTTGAACGTACCCACCGGGCGCAGGATCGACGCCACGTCCGCTGTGCGGGATGGGTCAGCCTTGAGGCCAGCGGATACAGTCAGCGCCTTGAGGATGGCCGAGTGTGCGCGCCATTCTTCGGAGCTGATGCTGTCGGCCAGCGGCCAGTAGACGTGCAGCCCACCGCCCGAAGATACGACGTACGGCTTGGGCAGACCCATCGACTTGTAGAACCCGCGCAGGGCGGTGGCTGCATCGGCTTGGGTCAGGTACTTCTTCGGGTCGTCACCGACATCGAGGTCCAGCCAGAACGCCTTGACGGCGAAGGTGTTGTCGTGGCCGGACTTGTGGATACCACGGACCTTGACGCCGAGGGCTTCGCGCTCCGGTTTTTTCAGGTTGGAGTAGTCGTCCTTGACCGAGGCCAGGGCGTAGAACACCGACGCGCCCTGAGCGGCCCTGTGTACGGCGGATGCAGCGGCTGACTCGACGGTGTTGTGGGCGTAGTGCTGGAAGTACGGTACTTCCTCACCCTCTTTGCCGCGGTAGGTGCGGGGTTCTGCCAGCAGATACAGACCACCTTCCGGCCAAACGAGGCGCAGAAAACTAAGCGTGTCCATCACACTTCCTTTTTCGGGTGGCGGTTATTTGCTTGCGGAAAGTGCGAGCGCCATGGTTTCGCGCATCAGTTTGATCTTCTGCGTAGGGTCGATCTGGCTGGCGATCTGCGTGTAACAACCCGTCTTGGCGTTCCACACGTCGAGTGCCTGGATGGCCTTGATGATGTGCGCCACACGGTAGTGGTACAAGCGCGAGACGTTACCCTCTTGGCCACGAGCGGCGCGCAACCAGCGGGCCATCGTGATGGGCTGCACTGCGAACAGGGCGGCCATGTTGCGGGCGCTGGAGCTGGTGTTGGTGTAGAAACTCAGCAGCAGCGCGAGGAATGCGGTTACTTCTTCTTGTGTCAGCATGATGTACTCCCAGTAGAGGGCGGGCCTTTGCGGCCCGCCCGGCACATCTTAGTCGTCCCAGCCAGCGAACGCATCAACTGCTGCGCCGGTCATCACCTGCGGCTGGTTGGCCGGCTGCTGATACTGCTGCGGTTGAGCGGCTGGTTGCTGGCCGAACTGCTGCTCGACAGGCTGCTGTGCTTGGGGCTGGGCCTGCTGTACGAACTGCTGTTGAACAGGTTGTTCCACCGGCTGCTGCACGAACTGCTGCTGGGCTTGTTGCACCGGAGCACCACCGCTGCGTGCGGCCATGTACGCATCGTCCTCAGCCACCTCGGCAGAGTTGCGACGCGACTTGCCAGCGGACGGCTTACCGACTTCACGACCCGACGGATGTACGGGACCAGTTGGTGCAACCTGCTGTACGAACTGCGGCTGTTGAACCGGAGCCTGCTGCTGTGGCTGCTGGAAGATTGCGGCGATGGATGGGTCAGCGGCGACAGGAGCAGGTGTTACCACAGGCTGCTGGAGCTGCTGGATCGGCTGCTGGGCTTGGGCCTGTTGGTACTGCTCTTGCACAGGCGCTTGCTGCTGCACGAACTGCTGCTGTTGAACCGGCTGCTGCACGGGTTGTTGGAACTGCTGTTGTGCTGGCTGCTGGAACTGCTGTTGTGCTGGCTGCTGGAACTGTTGCTGCACCGGCTGCTGCACAGGTACTTGCTGAACCGGGATCATCTGCGGCTGAGCCTGTACATAGGCGGGCGGCGCGGCCAGGGCGGCTTGCTGCGGAGCCTGCAACGCACGCATAGCGGTGGCACCGGCTACACCGGCGAACATCTTGGCTTCGTCGGAGGTGTGACGTGCCAGTACCACAGGGAACGCCTGCTCGCTGATGTAGTCCACCGGGCGGAACTTGATCTTCGGGTGAGACGCGGTGGTGTCGAACGTAATCTCGGTCACAACGGCGTAGTACGGCACGTTTGGTAGGCTGCGCAGGAACGCGCCAAAGTCTTTCAGCGACATGGTTGGGATTTGCAGTCGCAGCATCTCGCCGCTTTCATTGCCGGGGGTTACGATGGCGATGCACTTCTTATCGGTGCAAGCCTTCGACTGCGCCCCGGTGGTTGGGTTGATCTTGGAACCGAACTGGTCCTGCGGGCAGCCAGTGCAGGTCGCGCACTGTGGACGGGGGCTGTCAGCGCGCGGGGTGATGCCGTCGTCCGAAGAACAAGCCGGCGCCTGTGCATCTTGGTCCGGACTCCAGGGGGTATCGTAGAACGCCTTGGTAATCCCTGGGTTGGCGTGGACGATAATGACGCGCAGAGCAAACAGCTCCAAGGTCTGCGGCTGCTGACCGGCGCGGATGATGTGGAAGCGGCCACCCTTGATACTGATGTGGTCGATCGACTCGCCACCGATACCGGCTGCGGCTTGGTCGTTGACGTTGGCGGCGCCTGCCAGTTGCTGCATGAATGCGGGGAGGGCGGCTTGGTTGAACGGTACGATGTTGGTCATGGTCAAACTCCGGTTTGGGTTGGGTCGGTTACGTTGCGGGCTTCTTCGAGCTGGCGGATAGCCCGGTCGAGCTGGGTATTTGCGGCGGCTACCTTCGTCTCCGCCTCAGACACGAGCCGTGCTCTGGCTTCGTCGAACGTCGGGTAATACCACTCGTTCGACGAAGCCTTGAGAACCGTGAAATCCCGGCGCCGCTCCCGCGCTGTATCGGTCAGCACTAATGTCTTTGCCGTCTCACGGGCAACTACTACCGTGCGGACGCGCTGTTTGTAGCTAGCCACTGCGAACCACGTCTGCATTGTCACTTTCTCCTTACTGACACCTCACGGGCGGTGGCGATGTCCACACCCGGAGGTAGCTGGTTATTGTTGTGCTCCAAGAACTCCTTGACGGCGGTGCTGGATACACGCATTTGCAGCAGCTCGATCTGGCCGGTGGCCTTGATGTAGTCGGTCAGCGCGCTGCGGTCTTTGATACTCGGCATGGTCTTGACGGTGACGTAGACGGTGCCAGCGCTGGTGCCCATGCGATCCAGACCCGTCTCGTTGAGGTGCCCGAGTAGGAACGCCTCGGCGTTCTTCATCTGCGCGTCAATCTCAGCCACGCGGGCTTTGTGCTCGGCGTCGAGCAGCGCCTTGTGGTCACGCAGTTTGACGTAGTGTTCGACTACGGCGTTGATGTCAGTCATGGTTAACCCCTCCAAACGAAACGGACGCATTTGCAACCACCGCGACGGGCGGCGAGCATTGCGCGCACAGCGGCAAACAGACTGCGCCCGCAGTAGATAACGTCGTAGTCATACTCGTACTTACTCTGCGCTACATAGGCTGAAACTTCATACGGGTAACCCATGGTTACACCTCCACGCGCTTGATAGCGTCGTTCACGGTTTTGGTGATCTGCGCCACCGACAACGCGATGCTGTCTACACTACCGCACAGGGCGGAGCGGGGGGCAGGCGTTGGTACGGGCGGCATCGGCTGCTGCGGACCAACAGGAGCCAACGGCGTGAGCACGGGTTGTACACGGCTCAGCAGCTCTACGATAGACTGTTCAAGCTCGACAACGCGGTTCTCCAGCGCCTCAAGCGCTACTGTCGCAGCCGGGCGTTGGTTCGCGGGCATCTGGGCTGGTGCCCAAGGCATCCGATCCGCTGGTGGTGAAGGTAGATCGTTCATCGGTGTCTCTCCGGGTTAGCGAAGCGTTCGTCGCTTCGGTAGGGGTCAGTATAAGCATGTATTAGTATGTGTCAAGCGTTCGGCAAGCCTAACTCGTTTTTAAACATCGCCAATATCGTGTTCTGCATGAGCTGCTTGTTCTTGAGCGCCGAGTACAGCTCCAGCTCAAGCGGGTTACAGGCCACACACGCCACGGTCATGTTGTTCTTCTGGCCAGGGCGATCCATGCGGTTGTTAGCCTGCTCGAAAATCTCAAGGTCGGTGATCGGCCCGTACCAGATGGTCAGGTCGGCGCGGGTAAGCGTCAGGCCGTGTGCGGTGGTAGCGGGGTGGGCGACAAGGATACGCCGGCCGGGCTCATTCTGGAACTCGCTGAATATGCGCTTACGTTCGGTGTTCGACGTGCGGCCATCGACCACCTCTACATGGTGGCCCTTCTTGCGCAGGTGCTGCGCTACCATGTCCAGCGCCTTGGTGTACGGCACGAACACGATGGCGTTGTTGGTCGACTCTTCAATCAGCTCGTCACACACACCCAGGCGCTCGCTGGCGTCCAGCATGTAGCCCTCGCCGTACTCGTCGTAGACCATTCCGAGCCCGATTTGCAACAATTTTTGCATCTTGGTAGCCGCGTGCGCGGCGGTAATCTGCACCCCGGCCACGTCCGCCACGAGGTCTTTGCGCATCATCTCGTAGGCGTCTTTCTGCTCCTTGGTCATGTCGGCCATCAGGGTGGTGAACGTGATCGGCGGCAGGTCCAGGCAGTCGGACTTCTTGAACCGGATGCTGGGGGACAGCGCCTCATACGCACGCTCGAACGCGCCGGGCTTGGGCACCCACTTGTACTGGGTCAGCTGCATCATCAGGTCATTCTTGAACGCGGTGAAGTAGTGCGGGATTTTCTTCGAGCCGAGCAGCTTGGCCAGACCCCACACGTCAGTTGGTTCTTTGGGGCACGGCGTACCGGTCATCAGCCACATCCAGTCGGTAGGGCGCACCAGGCTGGCAAACGTCTTGTGGCGCTGGGACTGCGGGTTGCGCACGGCAGCGGCTTCGTCGTACAGCCAGAGGTTGATGTCGGTGCGCTTCTTCAACTCGGCCTCGATAACCTTGAGCCCATCGTGGTTGATGATGTAGAAGTCCACGTCCTGCTCCAGCAGCTTGAGCCGGCGTTCTTTGCTGCCCACCAACACGGCACAACTGCGGCGGCCGAGGAAGTTCACGCGTATCTCGTCCTCCCACACGCTCGACAACGTGGACTTGGGGCAGATGATGACGGCCTTGTTCACGACGCGGTGCTGCATCAGATAGTCCGCGGCCCACATGGCGCTCTTGGTCTTGCCCGTATTGCCGGTAGCGAACACGTGGCCATTACGGCGCAGCAGCAGGAACGTGCTGGGGACCATGAAGCAGTATTTGAAACCGTCAGGGCTCGGTTCGTGCGACACCTCTGACCCTTCCAGGGGGAAGGCGGGGTATAGCATCTCGCCGTCGTGCAGCCATAGATCGCGGTCTTGCGCTTCGGCCTGACGGGCGAGCTGGTACGCGTGTATGACAACGTGCGAACCGTCACCGCGGTACAACAGCACGCGGTGCTCCGGGGATAGCAGTTGGTCGGTGAATCGTGTCTTCCAGTGGATCATCAGGGGGCAGGGTTTCTTGACGTACTCCGTCGGCGCTACGAACTCCAGCCGCTGTTCATCCGGTAGCCACTGCGCCACATGGCCGCCGGCGTACTGGTCGATACGCACCCACCCTTCGGGGGATAGGTACTCGGTCGACGCATCCACACAGCCCATGTCTGACAGGTTGATGCAGCGGTTGTGCAGCGTGAAGAACTCAGAGCTAACCCGTTGATGTTCAAAGGGTTTCGGGTCAGCCACGCCGGGTACACGCAGGGGCCAGTCGTAGAAGTAGCGGATTGGACTGGGCGCCTTGATGCCTAAGTTGCGCAGCACCCGCGCTTCGTCCAGTCCGAACTTCACCTGGGTGTAGTTGATACCGTCGACGGGGACCACACGGGCACGGGGGATAAGCGCGGTGACACGGCTCGGGTCGCGCAGCTTGAGGATGAGCGACTTGCTCGCTGGGTGAACTTCCATGTCAGTCTCCGACGATGGCGTAAATGAGCAGCAGCATGATGGCTGCGAACGGCTGGCCAGCAGCCAGCAGGAGGAACACGAATAGGAAAACCATCAGACACCTCTCGCCAGGTCGGCCAACCCTTCTTCCACAGCCACGGTCGCCTTCTTATACAGCTTGTGGTTGGCGCCTGCGAGCACGGCGAGAAGCGCACGTTTCTCTGCCAGGTACACCGCTGCAAAATTGCGGTCGTGTCGCATGATGCTCTCGGTGTTGTGCAGCAGATCAGCCAGCTTGATCGTCTTGCAGTCGTTCGATTGCGCGGCGGTATGTAGTAGATCGACGTGCTTACGCGCCGCACGGTTGCCGTGAACCGGGTTGGATACGTCAGTCAACCCAGCAACGAGCGCCCCCACCGGCGCGCCGAACTCGTGGTAGATAAGCTCGATGGGTATTGCCGTGTCCTCTACGACATCGTGCAACCACGCAGCAGCGATCATCTCAGGCGTGCCGCCCGCGGCGGAAACCATGAGCGCGACTGCGCGCGGGTGGTTGATGTAAGGCTCATGGGTGTACTTGCGCTTCTGCCCAGTAGCGCCGTGTGCCACAGTGGCGAACAGCCGGGCCTTCCCGATTAGGTCGTTCATACCGTCTCCAGTTTCATTCTCGCCCGTACCGCGCACTGAACTAACCCACGCGGGTAGTCCTTCTCGCGCAGGTGGTACGCGGTGCCTGCTACCAGTGCTTCACGCGGCAGCAGGTGTTTGTATTTGTGGGTCACTCCGTCGTAGTGACGAAGCAACCAGTTACACGCCTTGTCGAACTGCTGGTCGGACAGCAGACTGACCCGCGCGTGCTCGATGTAGTACACATACGACGCCATCAACAGCCAGCCAACGACGGCGTTGGGTGTGATGCGCATGTCGCTGGTCATCTGCGCATCGTAGTTACCGTTGCCTGGGGTGTACATCGACACGCTCCGTTACGCACGCCAATACATAGCAGCGCCCGCTCTTGTCGTAGCCGCTCAGCACGGTGGTTATCTCGCCGCGTTCGTGGTCAACAGACTGACCAACCGACATGGTGAGCTTCTTACCATCCATGTCGAGCAGTTTAAACACGGGCACTTTACTGAGCATCTGGCGGCTGTCTGTATAGTTCATAGCGTCTCTCCGATCATACGGTGGCTGAACGCAATGGTTATATGCCCGTCGTGGGAGGGGAAGCGAAGATCGCCAACCCACAGCACTGGCACGTTGTCCATGCAGTATGTCTCGCCGGCTTTACCGACCTGCGTCACGCATGTGAGGCGCCCGACAAGCGCGCTCTTATCGACGTGTTCGACACCGAGGTATCGTCGTACTGCTTCTTCTATGAGCTTGTCCTTCTTGCTCACCACCGCATTGCACATCTGCTCACGCAGACGTTCTATAACTGGCGTGTGCATACCATTTCTCCGGCAAAAATCGTACCATGCCCAAGGGCGCGTTGCTCCCGCGCCCTGCGCTCTGTGTTCCCTCGACCGCCTTAATCAGCCGGGGGCTTTTTCCCGCGGTACATAACGTCGACCTACGCGGGTGGGTAGCACCTCCAACCAGTAAGCCTGATCCCTGGTAAGGGGGCCGCCCATACGGTCATCCAAGAACACGGCGTCTGGCTCCGTGCCTTGTACCTGTGGACCAAGGATAACCCACTGATAGATGTCACCTGTAGTCATGGTGACGACGCGTGACTTCCTGCACACGGACGCTATGCAGGCCCTATTCAGTCCGACCCATTCTTCGAACCAGTGGGCCTGGCCGTGGCCCACAAAGCTGACCATTAAGTACCGACGCATCACGCACCTCCTACTTCATTCACAAACTCAGCGGTCATCGCTGCCAGTACCAGCTTGACCATCACCGGTGTGTAGCCCTTGGGCATCACGTTAGCGGAGCGGTACACGCCATCGGGTGTGGGTAATGCGGCGGTGATACAGGGCGAGTCGGTGCTGAGTTCGCGCACCACAGCCCAGCGAATAGGTAGGTTCATTTCGTCTCTCCGGTTGTGGGTATCTCGCGCACCAGCAGGCCGTCCTTATAGACGTTGTGGCCCACGCACAGGTTGCGCGTCTTCTCGGTTACACCGAACACGGCCACGCACTGATAGCCTGGCTTGCTCAGCATCTTTTGCAGCAGGTCGAGGTTGGTGGCGTTGACCACCATCGACGTACCGCCGCCGGCTGCACAGTCTTCGAGCCACACACGCTGTAGGGGTGTGACCTTGAACACGTCCAGCTTCTTGAACTCGACGCCCATGAAGTGCCCGTCGCCTGCGCGGCGTACTACGTCGTCTGCGCGGCCGTTGCGACCCATACCTGTGGCGGCTGCCCTATCGTACTTCGCGCCGGCGGCCTTGTACAACAGCACGGCCTTGGCTTTGACTTTGCCTTCTTCGGTGGTGGCCATCAGCGGCGACCCCCCAACTCTTTTACCTGCTCCAGTATGTGCTCTTCCACGTCACTGAAACCTTGGGTGAGCTTGTTGGTGATGGCCTCGTCGATACGCCCATCTATGTAATCGAGCATCGTTTTTGTGGCCTCGCCGCTTTCGACCAACTCGTTTCTTAGCTCGTCTAGGAATCGCATTAGTGACCCTCCGGTGGGTACATATCGTTGGTGTCCCACCCTTCGCCGCAGTCGCACAGCGTGGTGTCGCCGCAGATGCGCCGGCGGCATGGGCACTTGGTTGGGTTGGCGCGCTTGCGCAGCGCCTTGCGCATGGCGTCGTCGATGATTATGAGCACGATCACCAGTGCGTACAGACACAGCGCGCCGAGCAGAATTACGCCGACCAGGGCTATGGTATCCATCAGCGTCTCCCCTTACCCATAAACTCGCAGGCTTCCACGCCGCAGTAGTTCTTGCACAGGCCGGACGGCTTGGGTGGGAACACACCGGTAGCGTAGGCGTTCTGTAGCGCGGCGTACTTACCCTCGAACACGCCCCATAACTGTGGCAGCTCGGCGCGGCTGTACACCGCTGGGCGATCCACCGGCCCGTCGTTCTTGAAGTTCAACCAGATGAAGCCGGACTTGACGGTCTGCACCTCGGAGTAATCCGTGATGGCGCTTGCGCTGTACAACTTGAGCTGCGCGGCATCGGCCTTCTTCTTGGCGCTGGACTTGTAGTCGAACACCTCCGCTTCACCCAGCGACGGATAGAGGATCGTCACGTCGACCTTGCCGCGTATCCACGCCTGCTTGTCCCAATAGTCGGTGGTGTCCTTGTTGTGGTCGACGGCGATACTGCGCTCAGCCAGGACGTACCCACCACGACGCGCGGCACGCTCCAGCATCATCTCGCCAGCCCACTGGTAGTCACGCAGGCTACGGCCGTTCTCCGGGTGACGCAGGTCGGGGAACTCGTAGCGACCGGACGCCTTGACGAACTTCTCCAGCGCGTCGTGGGCTGCGTTACCCCAGGCGGTCGCCACTGTCTCTTGGTACGGTAGGGTCTTGAGGATGTACCGCGCCTCGTACTGCCGCGGGCACGTCTCGAACGTACTGAGGCTGCTGTGGCTCTGCGGCGGTATCTGGACGTGGGGGATTAGGTTTGTCATTGTGAGCCTCGCGCAGCTTTTAATGCTGCAAGCACAAACAACTGGTCATCAGCCTCGCCACGACCCACGCTTTTTTCGTACTCCCAAAAATCGACAAGTTCTTCGTGCGTCGGCTCGCCGGCGAGGGGCATGTTTAGTTTAACCAAGCGCTCTACAGCGTCCAACAATAGTGGAGCTGATTCAATAACGCGGAGTACCTGCTCGTCTTCTGCGGTAAGCGGGCCGTGCATAGTTATGCGGAACACGGTGCCATCGGGCTTCGGCACGTCGACGTGCGCGGTCGTGTACGTTTCTTTTATCATGTCGTCACCTTCGTTACGGGTAATATTGAATACTCGCCGGGTATGAACCACGACGCATAGATGTGAGCCTTCACACTGTTCGGGAACACCCGAAACAGCGGCGGTTTCCCTTTTGTATAGAGGACCACCGCCCAGTGGGTCATGGCTTGCGGTAGCCGGCGTCGTATAGCTGCTCGCATACTCTGAGCGATATATCAGAGCCCGGCGCCGGCGTAGCTGCAAGCATCTCATCAATCGCCGCCTCCCGCTCATCCGCCGCGATTTGCTCGGCGGTGCGGATAGGTTTCAGGTTATGCAGATGGCATCCAGTGTATCCGTCATTGTGCGAAACAACCGCTACAGTTCCGTCATGCCCAATCACCTTCCCGCCCAGCCATCCGTACACGTCGCTATACCACTCGACATGCACCCCAACCGGCGGCAGACCTTCGCCCGACCATGAGGGGGTTGTTGGGCGCTGGATGCAGTCGTGCTTGCGGTCGTCCCAGAACCGTGCTGGCGCCCAAGCTCGCCCGTTCCAGAAGGACGGTTCGTGCGATCCGACCTTGTACCAGTCGAAGCATGTGTGGTTGTAGTGCGTTGCACCTTCCGGCGCCTTACTCCAATCAATCTCGTTCATTGCTTCTCTCCGGTGGCCCTGGCTCGGGCGCGTTGTGCTGCGTTGAGTAGGAGCCGCTGCTGTTTGTGACAACGGACAAGCCGAGCTAAGTGCTCGGCTGTCTCTGCGGCGGCCTTGTTGCGAAGGATAGTGCGCGTATTCATCTGTGTCAACTTGTAGTATCTACTTACAAGCCGAGTATCGGTCGCCAATGGCGCCCTCGGCAGCTATGGGTAGATCGGCACACCACGCGGGGGCTTGGTGCATCACCTCCAACATCATCGCCAGAGCTGAGTCTGCGCGGTCTTCCCGCACGCATGATACCAGTTCGTCGTGTACCACCAGGCATACACCCTCGCGCGGGTCGGCGTTGCGCACTAGCGCGCGCTCCACCTTGTTCTGGTGGTGGACAATCACGTCGCGGCTCAGCGCCTGTGTCGGACCCTGCACGCCGAACTTGCCGCCGTAGGTCTTGGTCATTTTCCGATCGAACTTATCGTCGTATACCCAGGACGTTTCGGGTAGACCGTCGAAGCCCAACAGCTCTTCTTGGCGCAGGTTGTGGTACTGGAGCCGCATACCGTTCGGTCGGCGGATCGCATTGTGCTCGACGAAGCACAGACCACGCTGATCGAGGTAGAACCCGCCGCCGTTGGCGCACTTGGCGATGGCCTTCTGGCCGGTGTACCACATGTTCTTGATGTTGGCGTACTGTGCCCGGTACACATCCACGGTGGCCTGTGCTTCCAGCTCGGTGAGGCGCACGCCGGCCATGATCCGCGCTGCCTTGCGGAACGACTCAGCGCCCGACTGGAACTGGAGCTGGAGCATGGCGACTTTGCCGTGCTGGCGCTCTTTCTTGTCGGTCTTGGTGATCGGCCGGCCGTAGAACGTGGTGGCGAAGTTGCAGTACAAGTCCTGCCCCTGGCGCAGCGCTTCCATCGTCGCCGACTCGCCACACAGGTAGTGGCACATGCGCAGCTCGATGTTGGACAAGTCGGCCACCACCAGTTTGTAGCCCGGCGGTGCCATGATGACATCGCGTAGGCCGACGACGTGGCAGTCCTCTGTGTTCCACACGCGGCCTTGTGCGTCGAGCACCTTCGACATATCGGGCGCTCGTTTACGCAAGAATGACCATCCACCAGGGGTCATAACAAGCGAGCCGTTGGGGGTTTTCTTCGTGATCTGTTTTATCTGATTGAGGTTCTGGAGGTTAATCTTCCCACCGCCAGCCAAGCGGTCGGTCAGTGTCTTGCCGTACTCCAGCGGCACAGTAAGCGGGCCACGGATGCTGATGCCGTGCAGCCGTGCCACACGACCCTCGGCTTGGGTCGACTTGGTGCCCAGGCGCGCCGCAGCGAGCGCCTGCACGGCGAGGTTTGTTTCGTCGTCATCACCTTCTTCGTACTCCAACAACTCAGTCATGGCCGCGTCGGTCTTGGCGAAGGCGTACACCTCCAGCGCCCGGCCCTCGGTATCGCGCTTCTTGGGGCTGCGCTTCATCGGCACTTCCACGTCGAACTGGCGCAGGATGTCAGCGAACTTGGCGTCCGAGCGCAGCAGCTTCTGCGTGTGATCCATGCGCTCGGCGTGCGGTATGGTGGTGCCCACGCCAAGGATACCGGCCACCTTGGTCAGCATCTCGGCCTTGCGCTCGGCCATCTCGATGCCCATGGCGTGCAGCAGCGGCCCGTCCAGCACCAAACGCGCCTCGGCCCACATCTTCGTTACCGTGGAGGCCAGCAGCAGCTCGGACTGTGGGAACTTCGGTGACAGTACACGCCAGAGCACATCGGCCAGGTCGGTGTCGTCATCGCAGTACCGGCCGTAGGCAGCCAGCTCGGTGGGTGTGAAGTCCAGCCGGCGCTTGCCGTCTGCGCGTACCACCTCGTCACCCTTGAACAAAGGACGACCCAGCAGGGCTTCCACTTCTCGTTGGTACAGCTTGGCCAGGGCGCCCAGGGCGTTGCTGATGCTCTTACCCTCGGGGGTCTTGGAGCCGTTGATGCAGCGTGCCAGTTGCAGCGTGCAGCCGTATGCCGCCGGGCGCACACCGAGCACTTCGGTGAGGATCAGGCTGTCGAACATGCTCAGGTTGTGACCCACGCAGAACGTGTTGGACCAGTCAACCGACTGCGCCACGCTGCGCAGGTACGGCAGATCGCCTGTGTACCACTGCTTCTTCTGGCCCAGGCCACCCATACTGAACCCGATCAGCTCGAAGCGCGGGTCGCGGATGTATTCTTCGGCCGTCATCTTGCTCAGGGTGTAGCCGGTTTTGGTGCAGTAAAATGTTTCGGCGTCGAACGCTAGGAATCTCATATCCACTCCCCAATCAGCCAGACCTTCGTCGGCCAAGTCAGCACGGTGCGCACCGCGTTCCCAAGTTTAGTGGTGCCCCACAGGTGGTGTGGTACGCCGTCGATGACGATAAGGTCGAACCCGCCGTACTGCACCCAGGTGTCGAACCCTGCACGTAGTGCCGCGTGGCTGACAACCGTCACGCCGTGGAACGGGTCCGCCTCTGCGTGCTTGGTGAACAACACGCGGTTGGGTATATCGCCGGGGGCTACGTGCTGCATCATCGGCTTACATGTCGCGTACAGCACACGCTTGATCGGGCCGTAGCGAACGACCCAACTGATAGCTGCGGCGGTCGCGGTGTGCTTGCCAGCACCCAGTGGTAGCGACACCCACGCGCGCCGGGCACCGCCGGCGTTGAGTCCCACCAGCGTGGCGCACAGCACCTCTTGGTCTGGGGTTAATATCGGCCTCATACCATATCTCCATAGCGCACGTTGAACCGCGCCAGCGCGGCATCTGGGTCATCGGACACATAGGACAGCACCTCCACCAGCTTGATGATCGCGGTGCGGAGTTGGTGTTCGTCCATGCGTGGGCAGTGGGTTACTTCGCAATATGGGTGGCGAGGGTCTTCGACATATATCTCGACCATCGACGACACCTCGACTGCGAATAGTCCTGGGGCCAGTTGATATTCTGTGCTCATGTTTTTCTCCGGGTAAAAAGAAGTGCCATCCTTGGCGCGTGGGTTACTTGGTTGGGCGGGAGTGGAAGCGGAAGTTGTGCTCGCCCCACCCGTTTTCTTCGCCTCGGTCGTCGGCTACAACCCCCGCAGTTTCATACTGGTTTTTAGACCGCAGCGTATAGCGTTTGAGACGTGTGAACTGCCCATCGCAGTTGTGTAGTGCCACAACAACGTCTCCCGCCCGCCACTCACCTGGCGGAAGGTCGGAAGGCGCGTCCCCATCCGAGATGTCCACGTCGGCGGGGTCAACGACCTCGTAGTGCTCACCCGTGTTGCCGTTCTGGGCCACGGCCTGTTGACGTGGGCTGTCGTCGTCAATAGCGGCGGCGGGTTCTGCGGGTTGTTGACGTGGGCTGTCGTCGTCAATATCGGCGGCGGGTTCTTCGGGTTTCGGCAACCGGTCCTCGACCAGCTTTGCGTAACCCTGAATGTCGTGCCAGTTGTCGGCGTAGTTCGGATCGCCGGACAAGATGCGCGCGATCTTGTCGGCGATGACTTCGAGTGCCTGCTTGTGCGTAGCCGGCAAGTCACCCCACGGAAAGTGGACGGCCACGCTGTTCGGCGTGTTCTGCACCACGGCGAACGTCGTCATTACGTCCTTGAGGTCTTGGCACAGCCGGGCGTGGTCGGTGAAGTCTCCGTAGCGGTTGCCGCGCTCGGCCAGTGTGTTCTCGATGCTCATTTGTCGTCCTCCCAGACGCCGTTGTTCAGGTTATATCGGCCGGCTAAGGCGCCGACGCGGATGCGCAGCGACATGCCGCCGCTCTCCTGTTGCGGAAACACGGCTGGCAGGCCGTTCCAAGGTCCGCCTCTACAGGTCAGGCTGAGCTGGGTGCGTCCGCGGTTCTGACCGATAACCTGCGGACCCAGTGCCTTTTTGCAGTTGCTGCACGTCACGTCGGCTTCCACGTCAGTGACGATCAGGCGCGGGCTGTCTTTGCTGCACGCGGTGTAGCCGATAGGCACAGCGCGGTAGTGGGTTACTCGGCTCATGGCTTGGCTCCCATACGCTTAGCGGCGCGGCGCTCGCGCTTGCATCTCGCTCGGTGTATAGCGTCGACATCTGCGAACGTCAGCACTCGTGGCTCTGCCTTGTCTGGTAGCAGTCGAGCCAGCAGATCACCTGCTCCATGCGCGGCGCCCACAAGCAATACCCTGTGTAGCGGGTTCATTCTTTCACCCACATCGCGCTCATGTGCGCGGCTTGGTTGATGGCGTCGTCCAGAGCGTTGTGTGCCACACCGGCGAACGTGTGCTTGACGGTGGGGTTGAGTGCCTTGAGGGTGCGGAAGTCGCGCTGCAACCAGTACGGCACCGGGTTCTTGAGGCCGGCGTAGTCCATCATGGAGGTCAGCCAGCCGTGGTCCACGGCGCCGTTGCTCCACACGCCTTCCACGTCGCTCTGCTGCTCGTACCAGGCGAGGAACATGCGGGCGACGTTGTGGATCGAGTGCGCGGCGGTGGCATACAGCTCGTCCAGCTCCGGGCCTTCTTCGGTGGTGTTGGCTTCGAGGGTGTCTGCCGCCTTGGTCGACGCGACGAGGGCGTTGCGTGCTTCGCCGCTCTGCTCCATCCACCAGAGTACGGTGCTGGCGCTGATGTCGCGGCCGGGCTGGGTGCGCGGGTCAATGGTCGCGTAAAAGGTGTCCTTGATGTCGCCCGTCACCGGGTCAAAGGTACACGCGCCCAGGGCCAGCAGCACGGCGTTTTCCTTTAGGGAGAATGATTCAAAATCAAATTGGAGGTGCATGGTGTTACTCCGGTGTTGGAAGGCCGATAAGGGCGTTGAGTTCTGCCGTCTGCACGGCGGGTAGTTGTGGGCGCGCTTCTTCTACGTCAGTCGGTAGCAGCTCTTTTGCCTCCGGCCACACGTCGAGTAGTTTTTTCACGGTGGTGCAGCTATCCAGCACAGCGTTGACCTGAATGCGCAGGTCGCTGCTGCGCTTCTCTATGTCAGCCCCGCGGTTGGTAAGCTCGTGGAACTGGAGAACAAGTGGGTGGTCGCCTTCAAATACTGCACCTGTCGGGCATATGCGGCGGTCGGCAGTACCCGCTGCGTAGGGCAGGTTAACGCGCAATCCACCCAGGTTCATGCGCTCCATCTCGTAGTCGTGACGCATCGGCGCGAACGTGTTACGCAGCGCGTCTGGTATTGCCGCTATATCTTTTTCCAGCTTGGCGTTTATACGTTTGAGACGGGCCGCTTCTTCGGGTCCACCGAGAGACGCGATGCGGAACGCTTCGGCCAGGGTGTATTTGTCTTGTTGTAACGCGTCTTTCTCCGCGGCCAACGGTGTCTTAGCCATCGCGTTTGCGACGATCTTGTCGCGTAGAGTGTTGGTGAGGCGTGTCATGGCGGTTACTCCGGGGTTTTGATAAACAGAGACATCTATATAACACTGTATCAGGTAGCAGTCAAACTTTCTTGACCATGCGGTTGTTGCCGATGAGCGGCGGCTGGCCTTCTTTAAGGTGCCAGGACCACACTTTGTCGCAGCCGCTGCACACGCGCTGACCGCCGTCGATGGTGCTCAGGCTGACCATGGGTGCGCTGCACTCGGGACATCGTTTACCACGGGCGTCGTCGGCAAGCAGTTCGAGTTCGGCGATACGGGTGAGTAGCGCGGCTTCCGGTTGACGGGTATTCCACCGACTGCGCATCACAGCTCCTAGGTCGTTATGGCACGAGCACGCGAACTCAAACCCAGGTGTAACAGACCCGTCCTTGTTGCAGCACGAAGTAATACTTATCGTGGCAAAGCACTCTTTGCACTCGATGCTCCCTGTCTGGTGGTCGTGCCCATAAAACTCACTTATCCCGCACCAATCTTCTACGGCCTCACCACCGCAGAACGGGCACGGTTTCAGTTTGCTGCTATCAACGTCAGCCATTTCTGTATCTCCTTGTACCGGGCCAACTGCCCGACTATCGGTTGGATTTCTCGGCGCACGCGGGGGCGTAGCCGGTGGAGTGTGGCCCGTACAGCGGCCTCGGTGTGGTGCAGTCGCCATGCCAGCAGGCAGCACAGCTCAACGTCGTTCATGTTCATCGCTGGGTAAACGCTCGCTGCGCAGCACGTTTCAGCTCTACGCCAAGTGGGTCAGGCATAGGGTACTTGCGCCGGGCGCGGGCCAGGGTCGAGGGGTCTACGCCCAGACGCACCGCTACAGCTCGCCATGATAGTCGCTCAGCACGCAGCGCGGTGGCCCTGGCCACGAGTTCGGGTGTGCCCTTGGCATCGGTGGCCCAGCGTGCCGCGCTGCCCACACGCGCCTTCTCCAGCGCACTGGCGCGTGCCTCGACGCGAGCGGGTGTGTGGGCGTAGCCTGGCGGTGCGTCGCGGTCGTAGGGATCACGCCAGGTGTAGACGTGGCCCGCACGCTCCAACCCCTTGCGCAGCCGGTAGAAGTGAGCGTTGTCGTACCCCAGCGCGCCGGCTGTGGTGGCTATGGTCATGCCGTCGGCGGCGAACCCAGCGATGATGGCGGGCAGTGGCTCGCCGAACTCTTCTTCCAGGGCGATGACCTTGGGCGTGCGGCGGTAGCCGCGTGGGTGTCTACCTCGCATGACATCGGTCCTTGCGTTGTGTGTACGTCTTGAGGTCGCTGCCCACGCCGTGCGACACATAGGGCGCTGGGCAGTTGTGTTGTGCCTGTACCATGGGTATGGGGGCCGGCGATTATAGGCGCGGCGAGCATCCAGCACAGCCCAATCTGGTACGCCGCCCATGCCCACCCTGCTGCGAACCTGGCCAAGCTCATTCTAACCACCCAAGTTTAAGCGCTCGATTGTAGGCCAGGCGCAGTTGTTCCCTCGGCACACAGCAATGCGCGCCGATGCTGTCCCAGCCCATACGCGACAGTCGCATCGCCTTGACCGATCGTAGCAGGGCCAGCGGCGTCTTGAATGCTGGTCCTGTCGTATCACGACCTGTTCCTGTGCCGTATAGCTTACGCGCTCGCAGCTCAGCCGACAGGTCGCATGGGTCGACGTGTAGACCCTCGGCTATGCGCTTGAAACAGCACCTGGCTTGGCGCAACTCAAACGCCATGGCGATTTCTTCCATGGTCAGGTCTACCCGGTTGCGTAGCATCATCTTGGGCCTCCAGATACGACCTCAAAGGCGCGTAGCAGCTCCATCTTGGCTACCAATACGTCGTGCTTGCGAGCGGCTTTATCTGCCGGCTTTGCACGCATTTTGAATTCAACCGCGCGCTCTAGCTTATCAACTAGACCGCGTATTCTTGGCGGTGTCATCACTCCTCCTCCTTGCCGGCAGACAGGGTGGCGGCGATGCGGTTAGCAAGCGCTGCGCACCCACCATCAGAAAGCGCTGGAAGGCACGAACGCAACAGCCCCTCCAGCTCGCCAATCCGATGGGCCTGCTGGTCGCGCTCGGCGCCTAGTCGGATATTATCTTTTGCGCACTCAGTGTCTAGATAGGTGTGCATCGCTGCTACAGACGGAACTTTAAGCGCGACAGCCAGCTCGCCCCGCAGCTCGTCGATGATGGCCTGGGCGTCGGATAGGCGGCAGAGTGCAGTACCTGCTGGACTTAGCACCTTTGTTGCCGTCCAGCTTACGTTGCAGCCTCCCTGTGTTACGCAGATTGTCTCCAGCCCATCCACGCCAGCAGGCGATGGGGCGGATAGGAGGGCGTGTAGCTTCGCTCTGATTGATGGCCCGCGAACCGGCATCCGTTGAGCTGCAAGCATTACCTCCTCCAGCAGCTCGCGCGGCACGTTGGCGATGGTGTTATTGGTCATGGCGGTTGGCCTCGATCTTGATGGGCGAGGCGGGTAGCGGCATCCAGTGGGTGACATGAGATTCAGGACGCCCAAAAACTCGAAACGTCCCAATATCTGCGTCGTAATAACCAAGACGGATACCCCATCCACCTCCCTGACGGCATTCGTTATCAAGCAGGCTGCAATGTCCGTTCAGGAAGCAGAGAACTTCCTCGCTGTCGTGGCCTTGATCGCCCGGCAGCCGCTCACTGACCGGAATCCACGCATCCGCTGCCGGCGCTGCTGGGGCGGCGGCGAGCCAATCCATGTACGCCCGCCCAGTGATCCGGCAGTTACCGGAGTTCAACTGATCGGCGGTATATCCTGTGATGCCCTCATGCGAGAACCATGCGTTGCCGAACTGAATACCCTCGATTCCGACCTTAACCAGCCGCCACCCATCCGGCACGCTCACCTGCTGAACAGGGGCGCTGCAATCCGGGCAAGGTTCGCCACCCTCATCGGGCGCGTAGAAACTCGGGCCGCCGATCCGCCCGTTGTCGTCGCAGGTTTTGCACTTCGGCTGCTGAACAGTGGCGGCGTTGAGTCTGGCGACTTCATCCAGGCAGGCGTTCCAGCCAATAGCATCTTGGTCGCCGTATTGATCGTCTTGACGCTCAGGCATCACCACACCCTGCGCCTTGGCCTCAGACACTGGGGCGGCGTAGAGTGCTTCGAATTTGTGCCCACTAGGGATGTGCATACGCTTCTTGACGTACAGCCATGCTGAGCGCTGGTCATCAGCACGTTCTTTGTAACGCCACATCACCGGCTCCTGCGCCTTGATCGCGGCGAGTTCGGCGCGTAGCCGCATGTTGTCATTTGCATAGCCGCCAGCAGGATCACCGCCTATTGGATCGCCCTCGTTATTCAGGCCGTACACTTCGCGCTGATACTTAGCATCCCGCCTAGCAATCTCGCCTTCTAGGCAGGCGATCTGCACCAGGGCGTCGGACTCCAGCACCAAGGGTGCGTCGGAGAACGTCTTGCGGACCTCCAGGCCGACGGACTTATTGAACCCGCCGTATTCGTTCGGTGCTTCGTGATAGTACGCCTTGACGGGCATCACGGGTGTGCCGCTGGGGGCGTCGAGTACGGCTTGAAGGTCGTGGGTGGTAAGCATGTCACGCTCGTACGCGCCTTGCAGGGCGTACACAGCGCGCTCCAACAGCTCGCGGTCGATCAATACCTTACTCATGGGGTGCTCCTTGTCTGATTTCGTTTATGGCGGCGCGGGCGCAGTCACGCCAGTCTCCGCCGTTGCAGGTGTGCCGCTCAGCGACGGCGCGCAGCGCCTCCACATTCCGGTGTGGGTAGGTGTGGGTCAGGCAGAACAGAACTCGGTAGGGCGCGGCGGCTTTGTGTGCCTCGGCGCGGGTGTGGTAGAGCATCGTGTCTGTCGCGCATGAGTACGGCGTCAGCTCCCACATAGCGCCGTCGTCTTCCACGGTTATGCGTCGGGTGCAGAGCGCGAATAGCTGGTGCAGGGTCATGGTTTAGCCCTCGGCACTTTGCAGTATAAAACGATTGACCCGTACCCGTTGATGCCTTCGGTGGTGTCCATGCCGGCGGCCTGGCACTTCTTATACGCCTCGATGCGCTGGTCGTTGGCGTATTCGCAGGCGGTCAGCAGCACGGCGCAGGTGGCCGCGGCGAGTAGTTTATGCAGGGTCATGGTTGCGTATCCGGTGTGCCGCTAAAGCGGCTGTCGTTGTACACGGTCGCGGCGTACCACGCGTCGTTCTCGGTACTGGCTGCGCCTACACGGTCGCCGCAGAACCGCACGACGTACTGGTCAATCTCGCGGCGGACAGCAAACCGCGCGTCGGCCTTGGGGTTGTCTTCCAGCAGGTCGGCCAGGATTCGCAGGGTCGCGGCGTTGGCGCTGATACCCTCGGTGCGCGCGTACTGGTCGAGCTGGCGGACGAGTTTAGCAGGCAGGCGCAGGGATCGGCGGACCATATCCGGGGCGTGTTTGTTCGGGCGTGCTTGGGTCATTGTGCGTCTCCGGTGTGCCGCTTATAGGGTGTCGGCTGGGTAGGTGTAGACAAGGCACTCGACGACGTGTGCGCTGTCGGTCGGTACGCTGTGCGGTCGGTCGTGGGCGTCGAAAAGCTGCCAGCCTTTCGCAACGGCGCGCAGTGTGCATACGTCGCCGTTGCGCATGGTGATAACGGTTCCGTCCGCGACGTGGCCGCGCATACTGTGGAAAGCGTCCTGAGTGGTTCGCATGGTGTCGTGCTCCGGTGTGCCGCTTATAGTGGGTGGGTGCTGTCGAGGGTGTACAGGATGAAAAACACCAGCGCCAGCAGCAGGGCGCTGTCGATGAGGTCGTGCCGGTCTGGGCCTGGTTCGCGGTCATTGGTCATGGGCTGGGTTCCGTATGCGATTGAGTATTCGCGCGCGGTATTCGTCGGCGCCTATGTGTTTTGAGCGCCAGCGGCCTCCCCACCCTTCGTACTGGTATGTAAGGCCGTTTTTCGTAGCGTCGTAGAATGCTAACTGTAGTTCTTCCGGTTCTGGCGTTGTGTCGCAAACCCCGTGTGCCGCTGATAGCACGGCGGACAGGGCGGCGACGCGCTCGGGTGTCTCAGGGCCGGCGATGTCGTAAGCGCGCAGGGCGCGGCGTAGCTGTTCGGTGTGGGTCATGGTTTCAGTCTCCATGCGCGGGCGTCGTTCATGGCTTCGCGTTTGAGTCGTAAGAACTCGGCGCGGTTTTCTGGGTGCTGCCAGCTGTCGCGGCTGCTTTCTCTGGCGTGGCGTATGCACTGGGCGCGCTTGCGGGCGTGGTAGGCTGCGGCGGTTGCGTATGTATCGGCGGTCAGGGTCATGGTTTGCCGCTCCGGTAGTATGTGGCCATGCCGCGGTATTGGTCGAACTTGCTCGCCAGTTTGTTAATGGTGCCCATCAGGGCCACGGCCTCGGCGAAGGGTTGTTCGTAGTAGTGCGAGCCGCTGGCGATGGTGCCCCAGTTGCGGCGGGTGTCGTCGTATCCGTAGGCGGTGAAAACCTCCAGCGGGTGCTGTCGGGTGCGGCTGGGTTTGCCGCTGGCGGTCAGGTACACGCGCAGTTTAAAAACGCGGCGCTCCTGGGTGACGTGGTTGTCCTCGTATGCTTCGAGGGTCTGCCAGCGCTGGCCGTTGAAGTACTCGGGCCGGTTGACCACAACCAGCGGACACAAATCAGGGTTAAAGGGTTTCATGCGTGCGGCTCCTGGGTTCCTAGGTGCGCCCACGGGATCAGCCCGGCGCGCTTTATCGCTGTTTTGGCGTTGTGCTCGGCGTTGGCTAGCCATGTGCCAGCCGGCGCGGTGTAGGTGAAAACAAACGGCAGGCCGCCGGTAGGTCTGCGCACCGACCAGCGAACGGTGATACCTGGGCGCGGCTTGCGCGCTGGGCGTGCTGCTGGCGCTGGATCGAGTGCGCGCAGCTGGCGGCGCAGTTCGCGCTCGATGGCGGCGGTCATGGCTCAGGCTCCCAGTATGCTGCGAAGGGTTGCGGCGGCGCGGTCTGCGTCGGGTTTGGTCTGGTATGCCTTGGCGCTACCTGGGGCCGATACTATCCACGGGTGGCCGGGGTTGCGTGCCCACTGCGGCAAGTGCTGGACGGTTACGCGCTGGGCCGGGGTCAAGAATGCGTTGGCGGTGCTCATGCTTGGCCCCCCGGCACAAAATCGCCACCGGTCACGGCTACAGACGGCGTATTGGTGCCGCGTGCGGGCACTATACGGCAGCCGGCGGGCAGCTCAAACTCCCAGCTATGCACGGCGCCGGTCTGGTCTTTGACGATAAGGGCGCCGCCAGCGGTGACGCGGATCAACTCGCAGTCGCCTATGGCGTCATGGTTGAGGGTGTCGCCGATACTCAGGCGGCCTTCGGTGTGCAGCGTTTTTAGGGTGACGGTGCTCATGGTGTGGTTCTCCGGGTTATACGTCGCGGCGGGTTATAAAGGCGCGTTGGCAAACGCCCACCGGGTCAAGTTGTACGGTGTCTTGCCAATCGACGCGGCGGCATAGGTGCGCCGTTAGGCCCAGCTCGCGCTTGGCGTCCTGTACCAGCTTGCGGTCGGTCGGCTCGGTGGCGTAAATCAGCGTCGCACGCTTTACCCATGAGTAGTTTGCTTCACCGGCGAACGTGTCGGTAAGCTCGCAGTCGTAGACAATCGGCTCAAACTCCTGCGCCGGCTCGCCGTTAGTCCAGAGGGTGACGGACTCGGCAGAGGCGCGGCCTTGATCGTCGAGGCTGGCGCGTTTGTAGCGGTTAAACTCGGCCAGGGCGGCGCGCGTGTTGCCGCCTGCATAGACTTCGCCGAGGTTGGATACGGTGACGCGGTACTGAGTGCGGCTCATGGTGTGGTCCTCCGGGTGCTGCGTGTTGTGGCGGTCGTTTCGGCTGCGCCCTGGGTGCAAGGCGCAACGAAAACGGGGCGCGGTTAGCGGGTCCAGTAAGTCACGCCGCCGACTTCGACAGACGAGTAGTCCCATTGAAGCTCTCGGGCGGCCTTTTCCCAGTCGATGCAGGTGTGTGGCCAGCCGATTTTGTTGTCGATCGCGCCGATTTCGTCCGCTAGTTCCTGGGCGTAGTCCTGAAAGTAGCTGTCGCGGATTAGGGTGACTGGATACCACTCGCCCTCCCACTGCTCGTCTCCCCCCATGCCTTGCAAGGCGTCTAGCAGGCTCGCCAGCTCGGCCAGTTCTTCGGCGTTGTCGGTTTCCCATGCGTCCAGGGCGTTAACGTCTTCCTGGCTGCCGCCGTCTAGGGCGAGTTGCAGGTCGTCGCGCTCTTCGCGCAGTTCTTCAACGCGGGCGATGATGTCGCGTACGTCGATAAGGTCGTCGGTGTTGCTGATAGTGTCGGTCATCTCAGTAATCCTCAAGAATGGCGGCCAGTTCGGCGCGCTCGGCAGCACTGAAAAACTTGTTTACGTCGGCGCGGATACTGCAGCACGCCTCATAAGTGCCCAGGGCCTTGCGGCTGTCGGTGTCGTATCCGTAATTAGCGCACCAGGCGTGAAAGTTTTCGTCCGCGCCGCTGGCGTCCTGCAGCAACGAATAGAGAACGCTAGCGGCAGTCGGGGCCACTGGGCGCGGCGCGTTATCCCAACTCATGCGCTTGGCCGGCTTGGCGCGATGCCCGGTGCCGGTGTAAAACGCTGTTTCGAGCGGGGCTTTGTCGCGTACCAGCAACCGACTATCCAGATGCACGCGCTGAAAAGACACGCGCCATTCGTCACACGTCCATCCGTCGCGGGTATTCTCGCCCAACAGCCGAGCGGAAAATGTCACGCCTTGCGCGGCCAGGTATTCAGCGGCTTTTTTGTCTTGTTCGTTCATGGTGTAGTTCTCCGGGTGTTGAGTGTGCGCCCCGTAGGGCGCTTGGGTTATTTGGTGGCGGTGGTGATGGCGCGGCGGGCCTGGGCGTGGCTCTTGGCCAGGCACATGCAGACCATGGCGTCCTCTAGTGCTTCGCGGGTGGTGCCGTCTGCGAGGCTGGCGCGGATAAAAGCGGCGATCTGGGCGGTGCGGGTCATGGCGGTGCTCCTGGGTTTGTTGTTTCGAGGGGCGCACTATCTCAGGGTTTAATTAGTGGCGCCAGTGTTACCCGACGAACGGTCATTACTTCGCCGCGGTCACAGTGTAGACGGTGCCGCGTTTGGTTGGGCTGTAGTCGCTCGACGTGCTCACGCGGTGGCCTTGCGCTTGCATACGGTCGGCGAATGCCTCGGCGCGGTGCTTGTCGTTGGTGTGGAGCTGGGCGCAATGCGCCTGGGTGTTGTCGAGGGTGTCCACGGTTATGCCTCCGGGTGGTCGGTGTTGAATATGTCGCGGGCCAGGGTGATAAGGTCGGCGGCCTGGGCGTCGGTTATGCCGTGGTACTCGGCGAACGCCGCCACGCTTAGGAAGTCGTTAACCCATGACAGGTATATGTCGTTTAGGTACTGGCGAGCGCTCATCGTTTGCGCTCCCATATTGCCAGGATGCTGGCGTGGTGCTCGGCGGCGCGGGCGTTGTTGCTCGCACGGCTGCGGATTGTCGCCTGGGCCTTGGCGGCGGCCTCGGTCTTGTAGGTGCCGACCAGCTCGCCGGCTTTATATAGGCGGCCATCGGTGTATAGGGTGTGGCCTTTGTAGTTGTAGCAGGTGGCGATCTGCATGGTTAGGCGCTCCAATGCTGGCGGGCTTCGGTCATTGCTCGCGTCTTCACCAGTAGGAAAGCAGAGCGGTTTTGCGGGTGCTGCCAACTGTCCCGGCTGCACTCGCGGGCTAGACGGATAAAGGAGGCGGCGCGGCGTTGTTTATCGGTCATGATTCAGCCCACCAGAAAGAGCGCGCGCGGCGCTGGGTTGTTGGCGATAAAGGCGCGGGCGCGGGCCATGGCCATTTGTTGTGCGTCGGCGGCTTGCATCTCCAGGCTTATGCGTTGGACACGGGCGGCGCCGTTGATTTTGGCGGCCAAGAAGGCGCGGTAGGATTTGGCGTTGTTCATTGTGCTTCTCCGGGTGTGGGTGCTGCGTGGCGTTGTTTGTTTCCGTCCGCGAACTATAGGTGCTGCCTGCTAGTGGCGCCAGTGTTACACGACGAACGGTCGCGCTCCACCACGGCCAGGGTCTAGAGCGCGGATTTCATCGTCTGTCAGGGCTATGGCCGCGACGGCTGCCAGGGCGGCGGCGCTCAGTGGCTGGCCACGGATTACGGTCGGCTCCTGGGTTGCCACGGGTTGCGGTGCTACCTGGGTGTGTATGTCGTCATCGTCGGCATACATTAGGTATTCTTCCAGCGTGCCGGGCGTGGCTTCGCTCAGCGGCGGGCGTTGCGGTTGGATCGGCTCAGGCTGCGTCCATACGGCGGCCGGTTGGGTCGGTGCAGGCGTTGCCACTTGGGCGGGCTCTGGTGCTGGGCGTGCGGTCATAACGTGGCCGCCGTAGGTGGTCGGCGGTGGCGTGTTGGGTGATACGGCGCGCAGGTATATCTGCGCCTGGGCAGGTGTATGCGCAGCCGCTGCGGCCTTGACGGCGCCGTGCTGAATAGCGAACTGGATACAGAACCGGACGGCCTCGGACAGACTGCCAGGGGCGATAAGCTCCAGCGTCGATAGGGTGGACGTGTCGAGCGCCACGGATTTGTTTGTTGGCTTGCTGGTTAGATAGCGGCGAGGGCGCATCGGCGGACCTTCTATATGTGGTTGGGTGAATGTGCAGTATAGCCAGCCAGGGCTAACGCGCCCAACCGCTTGTCGGCTTAGTTAGTAACTAAACGGCGTTGCTAGCTAAAAAGCGCAAGGCTAAGACCAGCCGAGCGAACCAGATTTTAAGCTGACACGTCTTAGTTAGCATCTAACAGGCTTAGCAAGCGTCTT